GTCGAGGGCATGGTTGATCTCCTGCAGTCGGCGATCGACGCCGGCGATCGCCGACACGGCGTCGCCGGCGGCCTTGGCGCCTTCGGTGTTGAGGCTGGCGGCCGCGCCGGCGTCGGCGGCCGCTTCGGTCTTGGGCTTCTCGGCGGCGACCCCCTGATGGCGGGCCCAGCCATAGGCGCCGCCGATCAGAGCGACGGCGATGATGGTCCCGACGACTGGGACGACCCAGGGCGGAGCGAGGGTCATTCCGGAAACTCCGGCAGGTCGACCGTCTGGCCAGCGAGGGCGTGGGTGCAGTCACCGAGGAACTGGATCCGGCCGTCGGTGACATAGGAGTGGCAGATCCTGGCTGGCGCACCATCGACGCCGGCATCTGCGCCGTTGTAAGTGACGAGCACCGAGGGGGTGAAAGTCGGCTTGTCGGCATTGCCGTTATAGCCCCAGCGAGGCCCCGGACCGTCGCCGACGCGCACCTGGTGCAGGTTCTTGCAGCCAGGGCAATTGAACAGGAGGCCGCCGTCCTGAAGCTGGCGCAGCACCTTGGACAGCGCGCTCACTTCAGCCTCACCAGGCCGGGCGAATAGCCGGTCGGCGATCGCGCGTCCTTGCTGAGCACCTGGCCCCGCCGGCGCGGATCGAAGCTGATATGGACCCAGGTCCCTTCCTCGATCAGCTGGTCGAAGGTCAGGGCCGAGCGCTGGATCCGCGCGCAGATCTCGAGCGGCAAGCCGAAGGCCGGGCAGATGAAGTCGAACGCCCAGCCCAACAAGTGTGCGCTGGCCTTCTCGCCGCCCACGGCGCTGTTGACGGCCGGGGCGCGGTACCCGCTGGTCACCTGGATCGGCTTGCCGCCCAGGAGCTCGCGTACGCGCTCCAGCTGGGCGGCCGAGGTCTTGAGCCGCGCGAGGATGTCGGACGGCGGGGTGTTGTCCAGGCCAAGCCGGCGCGCCTTGTCGGACACGGTCAGTTCGGCCAGCGAGAAATGCTCGCTCAGCTGCTGCGTCATGGAAGTCTCCAGGGGTAGGGAAGGGATGCGAGCGGCGCTCGCATCGAACGGTCAGTCGGCGGATCCGGCCGGAGCAGGCCCGGACGCCGGCAGCGGCGAGCTCGCGCCGGCGAGCTGGGCCAGCGCCCCGGTCGCGGTGCGGCTCGTCTCGGCGGCCGCCTCGGCGGCGTGCTTGGCGCCGACATTGTTGCCCCAGCGGAACGCGCCATAGGCGACGGGCACGCCCAGGATCGCCGTGGCGAGGCTGGATAGGACCGGGGTAATGCTGTCCTTCAGGTCGACCAGGAAGAAGCCGACGATCATGCCGGACACCATCACCAGGCAGCTGACCACGACGATCGCGTCGAGGGTCTCGTAGTCGCGTTTCATTCCATGTCTCCCATGGGTTTCAGGTGGCCGTCAGCGGCCACCTCGAGGGCGTCGAAGGTCTTTGGGTCCGGATCGACAACGCCCTCGCGGACGAGGAACCGACGATAGGCGTCGATCTTGGCGTCGGCCTCGCGCAGGCGCGCCTGCAGGAGCGCGATCTCCGCCTCCTTGCTCGCGATCATTCGACCATGCTCCAGCCGCGCGTCGGCCAGCTCGAGGCGCAGTTTCTCGACCTCGGCCGTCCAGTGGTCGATCTCTTCGCGCAAGGTCTTGATGATGTCGGCCGCCGCCTCGTGCGCCAGCTTGGTGAGGTCCAGCTTGGCGACCGCCTTGGCCGCCATGGTCGCCGCCGCCGTCTCGCGCCGCTTGGCGTCCTGGTCGGCCCGAAACCTGACGATGGTCCAGAGGCCGCCGACGCCCACCACCAGGTGGGCCCAGTACTTCTCGATCGCCGCGGGAAGATCCACTGCACGCTCCTCCCCCTCCTGGCCGGACGGCCTGGTCGATGGCTGCTGATGAAAGTCAGGATGTGATCGAAACCCAGCCCGGCCCGTTGGCCGACTGGCGCTTGATCCAGGTGTAGGGCAGCGCCGCCCACGGCTCGACGAAGGGGCGGCGGTTATCCAGGACGTAGACGCCCTGGTCGGTGTCGACGGTCAGGACCGCGTGCCCCTCGCCCGAGGATGTGGTGCAGACGGCCAGGCGCAGGGCCGAGACCGGCCAGCCGCGAGCGAGCAAGGCCCGGCGCTTGGCCAGGGCGTAGTCCTCGCAGTCGCCCTGGCGATCGGCGACCGTCCACAGCTCCTCGACGCCATAGAGCGACAGGTCGGTGCGGTAGCCCACGCGGGCGTTGACGTCGGCCTGGACGGCTTCGAGCTCCCGCCACCGCTCGCCGGTCAGCGGGAACATGACGGATCGTCCCCGTGGGCCGCGCAATAGGCCAGCCAACCGAGCGGCGGCATGACGGGCGGGCCGTCCGCCATCGGGCTCGAGCTGGGCGGGCCCGATGCGCAGGCGGCCAGGGTCAGAACCGCGAGCCAAAGGCCCGCGAGGCGTAGCGACAGGATCATGATGCACCTCGCGGGTTTGACGGGCCCTAGGCGGCCAGGCGTTCTTCAACCGGCCAGTTGTCGTTGGCCGGGACGTCGAGCGCCCCGACCACGACGCCGCGCTCGTTCTGGATCGTCCTCAGCCACTTGACGATGTCGTCCGTCAGGCGGCGGGCCAGATAGGTATGGCCGATGACGCCGGGGTGGATCAGATCGTTGACGAAGTAGAGGTCGGAATTGCCGCCGGTGGCGTTGACGGCCCACGCGTCCACCGAGGTGGACGTGACCGCGCCGGTCCAGGATACGGCGGTCGACCCGTTGGTCAGGGTGATGGTCTTGTTCACCCCGCCCGTCGCCGTCTGGAAGGTGACGGTGTAGGAGCCGTTCGCCCCGCCCCACGCCGCCGTCAGGGTGGCGCTGGTGGCCGCCGTCGGCGTGCTGGTGAAGGTCAGCGGGCCCGAGCGGGCGAGACCGCCGTAGCCGGCCCCGACGCCGTTCTGCCAATTCTCGGCATAGGTGTCGATGAACAGCATGCGGTCGTCCTTGACCGCGTCGAAGCCCGCCTTGACCGCGTCGGAGATTGCCTGCGACGGCGCCTGGCCAGGACCGCGCCACGGCCCCGTGACGACGAACAGGGCATTGGGCTGCAGGACCCTGGCCCGGGTCAGCGTGGCCTTCACCGCCGTCGTGATGTCGGCCGGCACGGCGGACCCGTCATTGATCCCGAACGACCACCCGATGAGGGCCGCGTTCGGGTAGTCCGCCAAGGTCTCGGCCCGTGGCAGGGCGTCGTTGGGCGGACTGGCCAGCCAGCCGGTGCCACCGATGCCCATGGCGACGGTGTTCCAGTTGTTCATCCGGCCCAGCTGCATGATGTAGCCGTCGCCGGGGTTCACCAGGTCGCCGTAGGGAGGCCCCTCGCCCCAGCTGTCGCCTTGCCAGAGCACCAGGGGGCCGATGACGGGGGCCGGCCAAACCGAGTACGGCTTGCGCACCGTGATCCCGGTGATGGTCGTCGTGGCCTTGTTGAAGCGGAACTCGATGCGACGCAGCTTGGCCGAGCCGAGGGCGACCTTCTTCTGAACGTTCGGGGTGACGGTGTTGAACGGGCTGCCGGCCAGTGGCTTGCCGTCGGAATAAATCTCGTAGCGCCCGGTGTTGGCGTATATCTCGAATTCCGGGGCGTCGGTGTAGCAGACGAAACCGCCGTTGTTGTACCGCACGCGCAGGGCGGCGGTCGGGCTCTTGCCGCCGCCTACCGGCGTACAGTTGGCAGGGTCGTTGAGGAACTTGCCGCCGTCGTAGTCCAGGCCGGTCAACTGCGAGACCTGGGTGGTCTCGGTGACGGTCGCCGGGACCGTCACCGTCGGGTCGTAGCCCTTCTCGACACCGGCCAGCAGCCGAGCCGCGAGGGTGTATTTCGAGACGGCGACCTTTGAGGCGTCGACCCCGGCCGAGGCCTTCTTGGCGATGGGACCGTCGACCTGGGCGAAGGCTTGCGGGGTGAAGGCGGGCTGGGCGCAGAGCACCAGCACGCCGAGGGCGGCGAGGAACGCCGTCCTGATGCGGGTCAGAATGTTCATTGGAAGAACCCGAAGGGCATGGGCGTGCCGCCCCAGACGGACGTCGTCAGGCGGAAGAGGACCCCGGCTTGCCCCTCATAAAGGGTCTCGTTGGCCAGGGTGGTGAAGCTGTAGATCGTCGACCCGGAGGCCGTGATCGGCAGCCAGGTCGTGCCGCCGTCCAGCGAGCGGGCGAGGTAGACCGTGCTGCCGGCCAGGCTGGACCCCGGCGTCGTCGAGCCGGTGGCGTAGAGGATCAAATTGAACGGTCGGCCGGCCTTGGCGGGGAAGCTCGCCGTGCTGCCGACACCGGTGATGGTCCCAGTGACGGGCGTCACACCGCTGGCCGCAAGGTCCGGCTTGGTCAGGTCGTTGTGCAGGGTGTCCAGCTTGCCCGACGCCGTCGTCTGGCCGCCGGCCGTGGCCAAGCCCGTTACCTTGCCATCGATCGAGGCGAGGCTGGCCAGTTCGGTCGTCTGATTGGCTGCCGTCGCCGCGCCCGAGAGTGTCACCGCCAGGGGCGATGCGAGCAGCGCTCGCACCTGTTCCAGCTTTGCCTCGCTGGCCGGCGTGCCCAGGGCCGTGATCAGGCTGTCGATCCTGGTGATCAGCGTGGCCAGCTTGGCGTCCGTGGCGATGACCGGATCCGCCACGAGCGTACCGTCCGACAGCACCTTGACCTGGGTGGTGTCACCGCCGGCCGTCAACCCTTCCATGATCTGCCGCTCGTGGTGGACGCCGGCGACGTCCTTCGAGCTCTTGGTGATCAGGACGGCAGTGCCGTCCTTGACCTGGAAATTGTCGGCCGCGAAACCGGGCCCGGACAGGGCCGTCATCGCTAGCGCCAACACCGCGAAGAGGTGCCGTTTCATGGGTTGCGATCTCCTTGTGAAAAATAGCGAAGGCGTCAGGCCCAGCCCGAATTGTCTGGATCCGAGAAATCGAGCTGGTCGCCGCTGAAGACGTCGATCACGGTCAGGGTGAAGCCGGCGCGCAGGCGGGTGTCGCCGTCGGCGACAGCGCCCTCGACCACGATGTCGACCGTGGGATCGGCGTCCGCGCTGGCCTGACGAGCCAAGACCAGCTTGAAGCCGTCCTCGATCACGACCAGGCCGTCGCCATCGTCGGCGAGGCTGTAGGTCAGCTCGGCGCCGGGTGGATCGACGCTGAGCATTGCCACTAGGGCGCCGACCTCGAGGTCCTCCAGGAACGCGCTCGCCGAGAGCTGGATTTGCGGCACGATGCTGGTCAGCCGGCCGCCGGCCGTGCGGATGATCCGCGAGGCGCTGATGGCCCGGCGCAGAATGCTCCGGCCCCCGTCCCGGACGACCGGAGCCTTGCCGATCGGCACGACCAGGACCGTGAACAGGGCGACGACTTCGTCCGTGCCGTCTGGCCAGCTCAGGAACAGCGCGCCGTCATAGGTGCCCTCGATCCAGGCGGCGCGCTCCAGCTTGTCGACCGTGAAGCGAACGACGTTTGGGGCCAGGATTTCCAGGTTCGGGCCCAGGTCGTAGACGATCGAGGCGGCGGGCGGCCCGCGGAGCTCGAGCTGGACCCGGGCGGCGACCACCTGGCCCAAGGGCTCGGGTGTTTCGTCGCCATGCTCGAGCACCCAGTCGTAGGAGAAGTCCGCGCCGAGGATCGCCGGATAGGGCAACACCTCGCGCGCCGGGGCGAAGGCCATGGCGTGCTCCGTCAGTTCAGGGGCGGGAGGCCGGCCCACGATGGGACGGCGGCAGGTTGGCGGGCGGCGAGGGCCCTAGGCGGCGTCCGCCGTTTCGCAGAGCCAGGACGATCCGGTCCAGCTCACCCGCATCCACGAGCCCGAGGCCGGCGACCAGGTCGTCAGCGTGGCGTGCCGCAGGGGATAGGAGATGTCGCTGGACGCGCCGACCACCCGGACCACCTTGGGCTGGGTGAAGTCGAAGCTGGCGTTGCCGTTGTCGATCAGGATCGTGAAGGTCACGCCCCTCAGCTCGGCAGGGCCGACCGTCGAGGAACGCATGTGGGTGATGGTCTGGGCCGAGGCCAGCGCCAGGCGCATGACCTTGTAGGCTTGCCAGGCCAGCCGCCGGCCGACGACGTCGCTGTCGGTCGTGATCACGTCCTGGCCGTTAGTGACGGGCTCCTCGCCGATGAACGGCTCCAGCGAGCCGGCCGCGCCGATCAGCGCCGAATGACCCTGCATGCCAGCCGAGGCGATCACGCCTCGGCTGGTCACGACCTGACCCGAGTGTACGGCCCGCACCAGCTGGTTGTGGCAATTGCCGTTTGTGCGGACCAGGGCGACGTCGCGGATCTCGATGACCGGCGTCTGGGCCCCGTCGCCGCTGGTGTCAGACCCGCCGATCGCCGAGCGCTCGCCATAGGTCTTCGTCGTGTCCAGGCCCCAGTTCTCGATCCGCGCGCCCAGCACGCGCAGATAGCCGGTGGCGTAGTTGCAGACGACGGCGTTCTCCTGGGTGTTGGAGATCATGCCGCGCACCTCGGCCGAGAAGAACGGGTGAACCCCCCATCGGGCCCCGTCGATCACGGCGTCGACCGTCGCATAGAGGCCCGCCGTGCTGACGGCCGAGCCCGAGGCGTGGCGCACTTCGCCATGGAAGCGGTGATAGACCAGGGCGCCGACCGAGTAGTCGACGACGCAGTGATTGGCCGAGCGGACGAAGACCCCCTCGACCGTGATCGGATTGGTCGCCGTGCCGCGCACCGAGCAGTTGACAATGTCGGCCTGCGGAGCCTTGATCTGCGGTTCCACGGCCAGGCCGCCGAGGGTCTTGGTGACGTGGACGTTCGTCATCGTCACCCGGCCTGGCAGGTTATCGACGTCGCCCATCTCGCTGTAGACCTGGACCACGCCGTTATCCATCGACCCGTTCGAGATCGCGATCGACAGGTGCTTCGCGCCCGAGGCCCGCTTGGAATTGGCCCGCACGAACAGGTCGCCGACATTGGTGCTGCTGTACGCGGCGCTGTCCAACTTCATGTCGAAGTTGCTGATCTTGACCTCTTCGGACTCCTCGACGTGGATGCCCGCCTCGGCCCAGTTCAGGCCGTTGTAGCCGTCGATGTAGCAGGCGGTCCGGCTGGCGACGATCGGGTCGGTGTCGTTGATGTCGGTGTGGGCGGTGATGTGGTGCGAGCCGCCCTCGCAGTCGATCCCCCGGAAGAACGACCGCCCCATGTAGTTGTTGCGCGCGGCGAAGTAGTGCGCCTGGTCGGTATGGGCGACCCATTGCATGGGATAGCCGCCGCGCGCCCGGCAGTCGCGGAAGGTCGTCGTCTCGCAGTTGCGGGCGTCGACGCCGGTGTGGATCGTGTCGATGAGCAGGATGTTCTCGACCAGCACCTGCTCATAGCCCTGGGCGACGATCAGCCGGCCATAGCCCTTGTTGGTCGACGAGCCGCCGTGGGTGAGCTGATACTCCCACTGCGCCTGATTGCCCGCTCGGTTGCCGTCCAGAGTGCCGCCGCCGTACAGGTGGAATGACCGGTTGACCGTCTCCTGGGCGTCCGTCCCCGCGAAGTACATCAGGCAATAGTGGGTGTTGTCGGCCAGGCGCAGGGTCGCGCCGTTCAGGTCGAAGTCGACCCAGGTCCGCAGCACGAACATCGCGTGCGAGGGCCGGTCGGTACGGTCGGCCATGCCGCCGCTGTCGAACAGGTACACGGCCTTGCGGCGGCAGACGATGCCCAGCGAATCCGGGGCGGCATAGGCCAGGCGCTGCCACGCCGGCTTGTCGTTGGACGTCCCGTCGCCATAGGCGCCGAACCATTCGGGCCGGAGCGTCTGGCCCCGCGTGATGACGAACGCCACCTTGTCGTCGGCCACCGCCAGGCGCGTCGCGCCGTCGGCCGCCCAGCCGCCGAAGATCGGATAGTGGCCGGCGTCGATCTGGCCGCTGATCGTCAGCGAAACCGGGTTCGCGCGCAGCAGCAGGCCGCCCGGCAGGATCTTCAGCGGGGCGGCCAAGGTCAGGTTCGAGCCGATCTTGTGCGGTCGGGTGATCAGCAGGGTCGCGCCGGCGGCCACCGCCGCGGCGTCGGCCGCCGCCAGGGCCGCGCGATCGTCAGCGACGCCGTTGCCGACGGCGCCATGCGCCAAAGGCGTCACGTAGCCCGCCGACCCGCGTGCCGCATAGCCTTCCAGCGCGGCCGGACAGGGAACCAGGACCGTGCCGCCGCCGGCGACCGGCAGCGGGTACAGGCCGTCGCTGTTGGGCCCGCCGGTCGCGGACCCGACCGACCAGGCGTAGTAGCCGGTCACGGCCGTATCGATCTTGTCGACCAGCTCGGCGCCCGCGGCGACCAGTTCGGGCAGGGTCAGGTCGTCGACGTCCAGGGGCATCAGAGGAACTCCGGAACGGGCGGCGGCGTCGGGGCGAGCGGATCAAGCTCGGTCGCCGGCCAGTCCAGCAGCGCCTGGCGGTAGACGCTCAGCGCCGCCTGCTGAGCCGCCGTCAGGGCGTTCCAGCGGGGCGGGTTGGTCCGCACCGGATCAACAACGTCCCGCAGGATCGCGTCGCGCCGCACGCGCAGACGAACCCGGGCCATCGCCAGTTCACGGGCCAGGATGACCTCGGGCGGGATCGGTTCGGCCCTACCGTCCACGACGAAGTGGGTCACATCCCAGTCGGTGCGCCAGTCGTCGACGACGATATGCGGCGCGTGCCAGGCGAACGGGTCGATCGACCGCGTCTTGCGGGCCGACAGGATAGGACCGCCGAACGGATGGTCCGCCGCGTTCTGGAAGAACAGCTGGACGATCATTTGTAGAACCACTCGGTGAAGAGGTTGCGGTAGGTGTAGTAGTCGTCGGGCTTGGTCATCCCCATCAGGGTGACCGTCGTGGTTCCGGCCGCGACCTCGAGCGCCCCGGTGATGGCCAGGACCGACGTGGCGACCACGCCTCCGGCGTCGTTGAGGTTCACCTGCGTCCCGTTGATCAGCAGCCGCAGGCGCGATTGGTGGTAGGAGGGCCCGTTGCCGCCGCCGTCCAGGAACGCCACATCGCCTTCGGCCCTGACCCGCGCGGGGTTGTCCAATTCGAACTCCTGTTCGAACAGGGTCACGTCGGACCCCGTGCCGTAGACCGTGCTCGAGGCGCCGCTGATCTCGTTGTCTGAGATGTTGTGGTCGGCGATCCGGTTGGTGATGACGCCGCCCACGCGCAAGTGGATCGTGTCGATCGAGTCGGCGACGATCTTCTGGGCGTAGAGATCCGCCCCGAAGGTCCAGCGATCATTCGCCTCGTCGTAGGTCAGCAGGTACACGGGGCTCGTGCCGTCCAGGCGCACGAACCGGTAGTAGTCGGCGATGAAATTGACCGCGCTGGTCTCGGTCACGCCGTCGACCGTCACCTCGATGCCGCCGATCGCCTTGAGCGTGCCTCCGAGCAGAGACTGGACGCTGACCGCCCAGCGGCCATAGGCGCCGTCGATCGCTTCCTTCAGCTCGGTGATCGAGACCGTGCCGTCGCCGAGGGTCGATTCCACGTACTCGATGAACGAGCCGAGCGTGTGGCCGCTGCTGGCCAGCACCACGGAGGCGGCCATGATCCAGGCGGAGGCGTCGCCGTTCTTCGCGCCCAACAGGGAAAGAAGGGCGGCATAGGCCTCGTCGGCCGTGATGCGGTTCTCGATCTCCTGCGTCAGCACCGTGCCGATCAGCACGCCGTCCAGATAGGTGCGGGCGTCGATGTAGGCGCGGGCCACCGCGCCGCGCAGGATCTCGGCCAGGATCTGCTCGGCGTTCGTCACCAGGTCGCTGACCACCTCGCCCGCCGGCTTCTCGCCGACGAAGGCGGTGTTTCCCGCCGTGTGGTTGGCGGTGACGTCGGCGCCGTCCTCCGGACGCTGGCCGTCGTCGTCCTGCACGCCGCTCCAGGGCACGACGGTCGCGCCGCTGGCCGTCGACGGGCCGCTGACGACCTCCGTCCAGTCGGAGGGCTGGATCTCTCGCGAGGGATCGGTCAGGGGCACGAGGCGGGCCTCGAGCGTCGCCGAGGCCGCCACGCCGTTGTCGGTGACGAGGACGCCGCGATCCAGGGCGTCCTGGGCGGTGATCGTCGTCGGCGTGACGTCGGCCTCGCCGGCCACGCGCACCTCGAGCCGCAGGCCCTGCAGGGCCGGATCCACGGGCGTGGCCCAGGTCGCGCGGATCGCCGGCGACGAGGACCCATCCTCGCCGACCAGGGCCCCGATCGTGATCACCGCGCCGGCGACCCCCAGCGGATCCGGCCGCGCCGGCTCGGGCGGCGGCGCCGTACCGGGGACGATCTCGTCGACGGCGGCGTTCCAGCTGAAGGCCGAGCTGGCGATCTCGCGCAGCGCCAGCGTCATTCGTCCACTGGCGGCGCTGGACCAGGCCTCGACGCGATAGACGACCCGGCCGCCCTGATGCCAGCGATCCGACGTCCAGCCGATCCAGTCGCCTTCCTCCAGGCCCGAGAACCGCGGGCCCAGCGGGATCGTCGCGCGCCGTTCCATCCGGCCCAGTCGGCGCTCGGCTTCGGCGCAACGTTGGCCCTGGGTGCCGGAGGTGACGAAGCCCAGCGACAGCGTCGCTTCGTTCGGGCCGCCGTCGTCCTCGATGTCGACCACCGAGCGGCGGACCGGGGCGGCGTGGTCGCTCCAGCCCTGGGCCGGCTCGACATAGCGACCGATGACGGTGTTCACCCGGTCGGGGGCCGGAAGGAAGCGGTCGAACGTGACCGTCTCGCCGATCACCAGGTCGGCGTCGGTGATCTCGACGACCGTGCTCTTGGCCTGGCCAGGCTCGATCTCGACGCCGCCTTCGCGCTGGACGATCACCCCGGCCATGGCGGCCGCGAACATCTGCTCGGTCGTGTCGAAGGTCTCGTCGGCTCGAATGACCGCCGCGCAACGGTAGCGCGCCTCGCTGCCGCCCGCCTTCAGCGCCACCAGCTCGTCGCACACATTGGCGGGCGCGAAGACGTTTTCGGGCGGCGCCTCGATCTCGCTCAGACCACGGCCGACCAGCAGCATTTCCGGCTTGTCGACCTGGTCCAGCGCGAAGACCCCGCGCAGCCAGTTGTAGCGACAGACATAGACGTTTTCCGACCACTCCCACGTCGACGGCGCGTTCCAGCGATGGTCGCCGTCGGGATCGCCGCCGGGGACGGTGCTGTCCTTGCGCGCGTCGTAGCAGCGCTTGCCCCGAAACAGCCACTTGAACGACGGCCGGCCCTGGGGCCAGACCTTGTCGTTGGCCTTGTACGCCGCCCAGACCTTGGCCACGCCGCGCAGCCGGTCCAGGTCGCCCATGCCGGCGGCGCCGGCGAAGCGCGCCGGCGGCGCGACATCGTCCGAGGCGTTGACGAACTCCAGATCCAGGCAGTTGCTGAACCCCGACTGCAGGCCGTTGCCGGTGTAGGGGTAGAAGTCCGCGCCGATGTAGAAGCCTTCTAGGCCGTCGATCTCATGATCGGCCAGGGCGATCTCCAGCACCTCCCAGTCCGTGCCGTACTCGCCGCCGAAGTTGGCGGCCGCGACCAGCGAACCGCCGCTGCAGACGCGTCCGAACGCAACTTCCCGGGCGCTCTCGCCGATGCTGAGGGTGGTGACGCTGGCCTGGCGTTCCTGCTGGGCGCGCTTGGGCCCGGTCAGCTTCGACAAGGCGTAGGCGGTCGCCATCCGCAGCGCCGTCGTGATCACGAAGGTGGCGATCGTCGCCGCCGTGCCGGTGACGCCGATGGCCGCCACGATCGCCGCGGCGGTCGCGCTGATCGGATCGGCATGGGCCACCGCCGGCAGACCCAGCAGCGCAAGGCCACAGGCCGAGGCGGCCAGCCAACGCCGGAAGCTACGCCAGGCGCGGGGCATCAGACGGCGCTCCAGGCGCGGATCATGTCAGCGCGGGGCCGGCGAACCAGCCCGCTCGCGCCGGGCCCGACCAGGGTCGGCCCCTCGATGATCATCAGCGTGCGAGCGTCGATCAAGGCGACGTCGCCGCGCTGGGCCAGGGCGTTCGGCACGGGCGAGAGGCGAGCGTCGACGGCGGCGACCAGCCCACCCACGCGCTTCAGGGCCCGCGTCGCGCCGATGGCGGTCGTCCAGTCGGGGAGGTCCGCCAGCAGATCCTCGCCGGTCTGGGCCAGGACGGCGGCGCCGGCGAAGCTGACGCAGTCGTTGGCGCGGCGGCCCCATGCGAACGGCGCTCGCATCCGCGCGTCCAGCAGGGCGACGAAGGCGTCGTAGTCGCGCGGACGATCAGTCGACATAGGCGGACAACTTCGTGTTCTGGTAGAAGGCCGAAACCAGGGCGTTGGGCAGGGCGCTGGCCGCCCGCTGCGGCGGCTTGCCGCCCCAGTTCAGCGTCACCTCGCCGGCGTAGGACACCGCCTTGAACCCGCCATCCGAGCCGATCACCAGGCGCTGATCGGCGTCGGTGCGCATGCGGCCCGAGCGCCGGCCCAGGCCGCGCACAGCGCCCTCGATCGAGGCCGAGATCTTCGAGGATCCGCCGATCAGATCTTCCTGCGTCAGGCGATCGACCCGACCCCGTCTGCGGACCCGCGCCGACAGCAGGGTCGTCCCGGACTGATTGAACAGCAGCTCCCACAACACCGCCGCCGCGCTACGCACCGACAGGGTGTTGACCAGGGCCAGGGCGTCGGGATCCACCCCTGACAGGGCCAGGGTCGCGCCTTGCTCGGCCGCGCCCAGCTGGCCGGCGTCCATCGACACCAATCCCCGATCGCCGATCCCGACATAGGTGTCGCCGGCCAGGGTCAGATCGCCGTAGCCGCCCCAGACGCACCACGGCCCGGTGGTCAGGGCCAGTTTGACGGCGCCGACGCGCAGCGCCGTGCCGTCGTCCAGGGCGGCCTGGGCGGCTTCCGAATAGACGTGCATGGGGAACCTCAGGCCAGGAGCTGCTGCAGGGCCTTGAGCGATCCGCTCAAGGCCTGTCGCCGGGTCTTGCCGCCCAGCTTGGTCTCGCCGGGAACCAGCTTCATCAGGCAGTCCGGCCGGTCCAGGGTGGCGACTGCGCCGCCGGGTACCACGGACGCCGGCGGCAACGGGGGTTCGACGGCGACGGTGATCACGCCCGAGCCGTTGGCGATCCCCGGATCGACCACGCGGACCAGCGCGCGACGCGGCTGGCTGGAGGTCGTCCATTTGAAGCCGACATAGTCGCCCCAGCCCAGGACCAGGCCAACGGGCTGGCCCTGCAGGGTGAGCCCGTCGCGCGTGCCGTTCACCGACCAGCTGGTGGCCGTGCCGTCGAAGGCCCCGCCGCCGGCCCGCACCAGGCCGCCGAAGCCGTTCGGATAGGCCAGCGGCAGGGGGCGATGCTGCTCGGATCCGAAGAAGGTCCGGCCAGGACCGCGCTGGGCCGAGAGCCAGGCACGCCATTCATCCGCACGCAGCTGGCCGGTCGTGGGCAGCGACCATTCCGCCTCCCACAAGGGGAAGCCCGCCGTGATCCCGCCCAGTCGGCCGCCGGTTTCGGGCGACAGGAAGTCGACCCGCTGGATCTCGAAGTACTCCTGCGACACGCCGGCCGTCGGCATGGCCCGTGGAAACACCAAGGCCATGATCAGCGCGCCCCGACGATTTGCCGGCGAGCCATTCCGTCATTGACCGCGCCGATGACGTTCTCCCGAAATCCGGCCTGCATGGCGTCCAGCTTCGCCTCGACCCGGGCCAGGCCCGCGGCGTCGGCGCCGCGCGCATCCAGGACCGGCGCGAAGGTGGCGTGAACGACCAGGTTGCCGGCCGCCGAGGCCGCGGCGCGCGCGTTGACCTGGCGGATCATGGCCATGGACGCGGGGTTGCTCTTGATCTGGTCGCCGGCCCGCAGCTTGCGCAGTTCGGGGCCTTCCTCGCCCACCCAGGCGTAGCCCTCGACCGCGCTTTGCGTGCCGGCGGCGTAGCCGGCCGCCGCCAGGCTGGCGCCGTTGCTGGCCAGAGCGGCGGCCGCGGAAGCCAGGGCGTCGCCGTTGCCGTTTCCGCCCCCGCTCAAAAGCGAAGCGCCGAACGAGGCGATCTTCGAGAAGAAGCCGCTGCTGCTGCCGTCCTTCTTGCCGAACGCCGCATCCGTCAGGCTGTCGGCCACGGCGTTCGCCGCGGTGTATTTCAGACGGGCGGCGAACATCTCCAGGAAGTTGCCGCCGGTGAAGCCGGCGACCAGACCGTCGTGGAACGACTGGCCGGTGCTGACCCGCATGTCCTCGAGGAACGCGGTCTTGGCGCTGTAGGGGATGAAGTCCTTGCCGGGCTCGGCCAGGCTGAGGCGCTGGGACGAGGTCAGGAACTGATCCTTGGCCAGCTGAGCGTCGCTGAACGACCTCTTCAGCCCGGCGAACTCCGCCTCCATCTCGCGCGACACTTGGATCTGGGCCTGCTGCCAGGCAACCGCTAGCGGCAAGCCGTCTCGGGCCGCTTGAACGGTCAGCTCCTGCAGTCGCAGTTGCCGCTCGGCGTAGTCGATCGCCGAAGGGTCGTTCAGAGCCTTGGCGATCTCGAGCTCGCCGCGCAGGCTCTGGGTTTTCAGGTCCTGCACCTTGCGATCTGCCTCGGCCTGTTCGCGCACGCCCTTCGCCTGGTCGCGGGCGTCCTTGGCGGCTTCGGAGGCGGCATGGCGTGACGCACGGGCCAGGGCAGCGGCCTGCTGGGCGGCGGTCTTGTAGCCGGCGCCCAGCGCAGCGATCTGATCGTCGAGCTCCTTTAGCGCGGCCTTGCTGCTCGCATCGTTCACGCCCAGCCCGCGCAGCTTTTCGCGGTCGGCCTTCAGCTCGGCGAGCTTTGCGTCCTTCGGGTTGAACTTGTCGATAAGTGCTTGCCGATCGGTGCTCCGCTGGCTCAACCCCTTCGCGCGAAGGTCGTCCATCTGCGCGACGTACTTTCGGTACTCGTCGTCGATGATCTTCTGGTTGGCCGCCCTCATCTCCTGGATGATCGGGCCGTCGCCCTGGCCCTGCAGGCTGGCTAGGGCAGCTCGCGCCGTAGACACGCGCTCGGCGGAGGTTCCGCCGGTGATCATCCGGTCTACGGCCCGGCCGACGTTGTCGAAAGCATCCGACGCCGCCTTGCCCAGGCCGTCAAAGGCGTGAGCCACCCGGTCGTCGCGTCCGAGGCGTCAAGCAGCGACGCCTGCAGCTTATCGACCAGGAGCGCCTGGGCCTCGGCCTCGTGACCCGATCGGGCCAGATTCTCGATATGGCGCTGCTCGGCGGCGTCCAGAAAATGCAGCTTTTCGTTTAGATCCCCCGCGCCCTTGACGGGATCGGCGAAGGCCGCGCCCAGTTCCTTGGTCGCGCCGGCGGCGTCCTGGCCCGTCGTCAGGGCGTAGCGCTGCGTCAGGCCGATCAGATCAGCCAGGACACCACCACCGATCCGGCCGGTGTTGGCGTAGGCAGCCGCCATGTCGCGCGCCGAACGGACGGAAACGTCGCCGGCCTCGGCCCCAGCCCGGGCCTGGGCTTCGAGCTGCTCGGCGGTCTGACCGGACGCAGCGCCGAGGCCTCGAGCCGATACCTCGAGCTTGAGCGTCGACGCGTCATATGCCGCCTGGGCGGCGACGGCGGCGCCGAGCGCGACGACAACGGCCGTCACGCCCGCGCCGACCGCGATCATGCTGGCCGAGGCCTTGAAACCGCTCGTCGCCAAAGCGTCGAAGATTTGCGGACCCTGCTGGGCCGCCATCATCCCGACACTCTGGCCGCTGAAGGCTCCCGTAACCAAGTCGCCGCCCTGCCGGCCCAGATTGATCAGGCCCGCACGTTGCTGACGGGTCATGCCGTTCTTGCCCGGCAGCTCGTCAGCGCCGAGGAAGTCGCCCGCCTTCAGACCCGTGCCGCCGCCGACGCCGAGCACCGAATTGAATTTGGCCTGCGACGCGGCCATTCGCTCCTGTTCGGTTTGGAACTGGCGCGCCTGCTGCGCCATCTTCCGGAACCGCTCCATCTGGGCGTCGGTGTAGCCGCTCAGACGCTCGGTGGCCTTGGCCGCGCCGTCGAATGCGCCGGCGACGTCCGCACCGGCCGCCTTGCCGGACTGGCCGATCTCGGCGAAGTCGCGGCGGATTTCTTCCTTGCCCTCGCCCTTGAAGCGGAAGCCGATGTTGCGCGTGGTCATTCGGATTTGCTCCAGGCGAACAGGATCGCGGTTTCGACAGTGGGAAGGATTTCGAGCAGCAAGGTCGGGTCGACGTCCAAGGCGGCCGCGACCATCAGCAGGGCGGCGACATCCAGGGCGTAGGGGCCGTTCATGCCCATCCGCAGCTGGCGCTCGCAGGTCAGGACCAGCCGCCAGACCGCGTCGCCCTCACCGGTCTCGGGGGCGTTGGCCCGCATCGGACAGTCGTCGCACGGCGTGTCGCACGCCGCGCAGTAGTTGACGCCGCCCCAAGGTTCGGCCGGCGTTCCATCAGCGCCCCCGCCGGCATAACGCCAGAGGGCGAGGGCGCTTATCCGTTTTTTTCCGCTTCCCGCTGCAGACCCGGGATCACATAGCGGGCGTCGACCTCGGTGAAGACGCCCGACTCGGTGGTCACCAGCAGCATCACGAGATCGGGTGTCATCTCCAGCGCGACGGGCGTCGGCGGATCCTTGGCGTCGGGATCGGCTTCGACGTCTTCATAGACGCCGCTCCAGCCCGTCGCGCCCCAAGCGGCGGCCGCGGCGGTGAAGGCGACGTCGGCGTCGGCGCGCGATCCCCCGGCGGCCAGGACTTCGGAGAACGCGGCGCGGGCCGCGACCAGGGCGCCCGAAGCCCAGGGACGGAGGGTCAGGGTCGCGCCGGCGGGCAGCGAGATCTCGATGGGCGCGCGGGCGCCCAGGGTCTTCAGTTTCATGGGACGGGTCCAGAACGAGGAATACCCATGCGAGCGGCGCTCGCATGGGTGAGGGAAGGGCTTCACGGCCGCGAGGGAGCTTGGATCAGTCGTAGTTGGGGACGTCGTTGACCAGGGTGGCGGTCAAGAACGCGCCGGCGGTGTCCTGGTGGGCGATCGCCGGATAGGTCACCTGGAGCCCCTTGGGGCCCGTGACCGGGACCTTGACCTTGGGCAGGCGCACGGCGGCCTGGCGGAAGGTCAGGCTCTTGCCCGCCCCGGCGTCCCAGGCCCAGAGCATTTCCAGCGGGGTGCCGGCGTTGGCCAGGTCCAGCATGGCCGGCCCATCGAAGCGGATCACATATTGCGGCGTCATCGACATGTCGCCGGCGTCGACGCCCTCGATACGGGCGCCGGTGTTCTCGACCGGATCGGACCCGTTGCTGAACACGAACTGGCCGCCGACCAGGCCGCCCAGCGGCACGCCCCGATCCAGGACCTGGCCGGAGAACTGGCTGAACCGGTCCAGCGCCAGCGCCGCCGGCGTGCCGGCCGCCGTCGTGGTGGTGCGGGGCAGTTCGCCCTGGGCGATGTAGTTCAGGGTCGCGTCCAGCTTGGCCGAGCGGCTGATGGGAATGGTGATCCCGTCGATGGTCACGCCGTAGTTCATCGCGAAGGTGGGCACGTCGGGCAGCCCGACCTCGATCGCCGCGTCCAGCAGGCTCAGACCACCGGCCGTGAACACGTGATTGTAGTAGGGTCCGCTGGCCGAGCCGCCGGCCAGGGTGCCGCCCGACGGCGTGCCGACCGAGGCCGCCAGTGTCAGGGCGTTGCCGGCCGTGCCGATCGTCTTGTGGAGGATGTTGATCGCGCCGGCGGTCTTGTCGGTGCTGTAGCGCGCGGCGCTCGCGGCCCCGGCCGTCAGGGCGTTCAGGGTGCGCACCGCGTTGCGGATGCTGTCGGCCGGGGTCGCGCCGAGCAGCACCTGGTTGGCCCCGCTGAGCGCGGCCTTGAAGGTGAAGGCCACGCCGCCGATCGTGAACGTGTCGTTGGCGGCGGGCGCGACCGGAAAGGCGATCGAGCCGGCCGCGGCCACTCCCTGCGTGGTGGTCGGAGGGCCCATGATCAGTTTCAACCAAACGCCGATCAGTCGTTGGTCCACCGGCACGACCAGCGATCCGCGATTGTCGATCGGCCCTTGGTCCGGCGCCAGCGGCGCGCGACCAAAGCCGAGGATGTTGCTGGGCTCCAGCGACTGCTCGTCGCCGAGATCTTCGTTGACGAAGGCCATCTTGTGATAGCCGGAAACCGGAACAGCCCCATACGAGGAGGCGTAGGCGAGCGCCATCTGGGCGTTCGCACCGCGGGCGCGAGACATGTGTGTTCTCCGTGGTTGACCGGCGACGCCGGGATCAGGTCAGGGGGGTGGGGGACGCGTATTCGGCGACCAGAGCCAGGTCGGCCCAGCAGACCGGGCCGCTGCCGGCGTCCTGGGCGTCGTCGATCGCCGGAGCCTCGATATCCAGCCATTCGCAGAGGCCGCCCAAGGTGCGATCGGCCGCGACCGTCTGACCCAGGGCCATCAGGTAGTTGTCGAGCCGCAGCGACCGGTCCTCGGGGTCGTCGACGCTGACCGCGACCTCGAGGGGAAAGCGATGGGTGTAGTTGTACGACAGGACGCCCAGGTCGACGCTGGGCTCGCCCGGGTCGCCGTCACGCAGGATCGCTTGACCGCCAGGCGGGATCCGGGTCGGGCGGTCTCGATTGCGATGGACGTCGGCGAAGATGTTCGCCCGCTCCACCAGGGCCAGCAGGGCCTGGGCCACGGCCTCGCGCTTGCTCATGATCCAAACCTCACGGGCGGGCCGGAATACCGGCGAAAAGGCGCCAGGGCGCGGCCGTTGTCGTCCATCATCATCGGCGCGTTCCGATCGGGCATCCGCAGCCAGTGCTTGGCGATGCGGCCGTCGATACCGGCGGCGGCGTTGTCGGCCAGCAGCTGCAGGTCGAAGCGCTGCTTGGTCTTGGTCGTGCGGTGCAGCGTGAAGATCACGATCGTCGCTCGCCCCGCCAGGCGGGTGTACGTGCCGCCCTTGCGGCTGGATCCGATGTTGCGCCGGGCCAAGCCCGAGGCCGACAAACGCGCGTTGTCGGCCACCAGCAGCGCCGACTGGCCGCCTCGCAGCGGCACGAACCGCAGAGGGATTCCGTTGCGCCGTTCCCAGTCGGCCGGCTTGATCCGCTTGGGTCCCGCCGCCGGCGTCGCCCAGGCCAGCCAGCGCTTGTTCTTGGCGCGGATGACCTGGGGCCGCGTCATCGCGTCCATGATCTTGGTCGACAGGGTGTAGACGTAGGAGGCGGGATCCAGGCTCGGCTGACCCTTGTCCGGGAAGAACCTGGAGCGCACCGTATTGGGCAGGCGATTGCCGAGGCCGGCGTCGCGGACCGCCTGGCGCCAGCTCTGTTTGAAGTCCTCGCCGGTCTCCTGCATCGCCAGGGTGATCACTTCGGCCAGGTCGGCTTCCGTCCCCGACATCAGGTCGACGACGTCGCCCATGCGCGCGTTGGGCCGGTAGGTCACGCCTGTTCGCGCGCCTCGCACCGCCAGCACGAGCCGTCGTCGGACTTGGTCGGTTCGGCGATCAGGACGAAGCGGCGGGTTCCGATCGCCACCTGGTCGCGCTCGCGCGGCTCGGGGATCTCGCAGCACTGGACCTCGAGGATCCGCTGCGAGGCGATCACGCCGCCTTGGCCAACGCCAAGGATGATTTCTGGCTCGATCAGCACGATCCACACGGGCGTGCTCGGACCCGGCGTCCAGAAGCCCTGATCGCCGACCTCGGGAAAAACGGCGGCGTTCATCGCGCCGAGGTGCTCAGACCAGGCCATGGGAACTCCGACGCTGAAACGCGGAAAACCGGCGACGGCCCGAAGGCCGCCGCCGCTCTTTCGAGGGTCGACCTAGCCGCCGATCGGCGTGGTCGACGAGCCGCTGGCGCTGTCGAGCTCGACCAGCAGCTTGGGCCGACGCCACATCGGCACGCAGTTCGACTGGCCCAGCATTTCCACGCCCTTCTTGTGCTTCATGGGCTCGGTCGTGATGTGGATCCAGTCGGTGACGTCCGCCGCCGAACCGTCCAGCACCGAGACGTCCTCGGGCGGGGCGATATAGGTGACGTGGGTCGACAGCGTGCCGCCCGGATAGGCGTGGCCCTTGGTGGCGGCGATGATCGGGGTGTTGGACCCGCCCCACATGGGCACGACCGCCGAATATTCCTCGAACACGATGTTGCCAAAGGTCAGGCTGCGCGGACGATAGGCGCCGTCGCGGCCGCGCATGACGTTGACCATCTGCAAGGCCTGCTCGGCCTGCAGCCAGAACTTCTCGACCTTCGGATGCTGGATCAGCTTGTTGAAGAACGTCCGCGAGACCTTGGCGATGACGACGGTCATCACCTCGTCGCTCAGATCCTGGGTGATCAGCTGATACACCAGGTCGCACGCCCCCTGGATGTCGGCGGCCGCATTGTCCAGGTCGAAGTAGACGATCTTCTTGCTGATCCCGAAGGCGGTGAACAGGTTGATGATCTCGACGCCCTTGCCGTCGACCACCACGCCCTTGGTCGCCGACATCCGCATCAGCTCGAGCGTCAGTTCGAACTTCAGCTTGAAGATCTGCAGGCGCTTGTTGACCAGGTCCTCGAGCGTTTCCGGTTTGCGCGAGCGCCCGGCCAGCGCCGTCCAGCCGCGGATGTCGTTGGCCCGGACGTTGTCCAGGTGCTCGATCTGCGGAACCTTGAAGATCCGCGCCTCGGTCTTGCCGTGCTTGGCCAGGGTGGCCGGGCCGCCGTCGGTGACGGGCAGGGCGGTGACGACGCCTTCGTCGATGTCGATCTCGAAGTACTGGGTGGCCAGGGGTTCGGCCGGGTAGTAGCCCTCGGCCTGCATCTGGCCGAACGGCGCGGGAAGAGCGTTGATCGCCTCGGTCAGTTCGACGTCGGCGAACGGCATGGCGATGGGGCCCGTGTCGGGCGTGATCACGGCGGTGGGCATGGTGATGTTCCTTGGAAAGGGATGGGATAGGCGGCCAGCCGGAAGGCTGGGTCGTTGGCCCTAGCCGCTGATGCGGCAGACGATGCCGAGGGCCTGCAGCTGGGCGAGCGCCGAGGCCTTCTGGTCGGAGGTGGCGCCGGCCGGCCAGGCCAGCTCGTCGCTGCGAAGCAGCAGGGGACCACGCTTCAGGGCGGGCCCCTCGAGATCCGCGCCGTTGGGCACGCTGATGGCGCGCGGGGCGACGCCGACGGCGTTGGCCGCGCCGTTGACGGCGGCGAAGTCGATCTGGACGTGCTTGAACACGCCAGCGTCGGCGTAGTCGACCGTGACCGGGATCCGGTCACCCACGGCGAAGTCGGTCGCGCCGTCGGCCAGGGTGAAGTTGATCGTGCCGTTGTAGGCGACCGCGACCGTCCCGGCGCCGTCGACGGAACCGTCGGGCCGGATGACCTGGAACGTCCCGGCGTTGGCGGCCGGTTCGATGAACACGATCTGATAGACGCCTTCGGGCGCGCCGGCGTCGGCGGTCAGGCTGCCAACCACGCCGTTGCCGGGCGTGCCGCCGCTGGCGGAGACCGCCGCGCCGGCCGTGACCGTGGTCGTGCCGGTGAGGATAGCGCCGAGCACCGCGAATTGCGGGATCTCGCGGGTGGAGCCCGAGCCGGCCAGATAGGTGACCGTGTCGCGGCAGTAGTTCTTGTCGTACTCGACGGCGATCAGATCGCCTTCGGTCCGGGGCTTGGTGAACTTGACGACGTCCATGATGAAAATCCTTGTTGAGAGGGCGAGGGACTAGGGGCGGAGATCAGGTCAGGCGGGGCCGATGGCGTTGGCGCCGGCCTTGCGCCGGGCGTTGGCGGCCAGCGACGAGCCGCCGCCGGCCGGCTTGCCGCCGTCGGGGCCCAGCCGACGCGAACCGGCCATGGCGGCCGCCAGCGGCGAGGCCTTGCCCGGCGCGCCAGCCGTGGCCACGGCGGCCTTGAACTGCTTCAGCGTCATGCCGGTCTGGATGGCGGTCAGGGCCATGTCCGGACGGGTCTTGGCCTCGGCGCTGGCGGCGATCGCCTGGGTCTCGTCGGGCTCCGCCTCGGCGACCGCTTCAGGCTCGGCCGGCTCGTCGACGTCCTCCTCATCGGGCTCATCGCCCTCGCCGGCGGCGTCGGAGGCCTCGGCGGGCGCATCCTCGCCGCCTTCGGCCGGCTCTTCACCGGCTTCGGCGTCGATTTCGGCCATGCGGGCGGCCAATTTGGTCCGCTCGGCCTTCAGAGCGACCGCCTTGGCGGTTTGGGCCACTTGGGCCGCGACTTTGGGGGCCTTGGCGGCCATGGGCTTCTCCTTGGAGGGCTTGGAAGCGCCCCGGCCGATCGCCGGGACAGGGTTCGCGGCGTCGGGCGCCGGATTGGAGGTCGAGATCCGCGCGACGAGGGCCTCGAAGGCCTCTTCCTCGCTGCTGATCTCGTCGACGAAGCCGAGGGCTAGGCCCGATCGGCTGGGATCGTCGTGATGGGCCATGAAAACCCGCGCCTGGGTCGCGATCAGGCCTTCGGCGGTCTGTTGGGGGCGGCTGAGCACGACGTCGGCGACGAAATCGCGTCCGCACTGGTCGATTTCGGCCTGCAGATCTTCCCTCGCCGCGGGCGACAGGTCCGCCCACCAGGCGCCGGCGACCTTTTCGGCGCCGAAGTGGATCGGATCGACCACGATGCCGGCCTTGTCCAAGGCCCCGGCGTAGCTGGTGTGAACGTAGACGGCCCCGACGGATCCGACCAGGCCGACCCGGCCGGCGAAGATGCGATCGCCGGCCGACATGGCCCAGCAGGCCGCGCTGCAGGCCATGTCGGCGTACATGTAGATCGGCTTGCCGTTCGTATTTCCGGTGGCGCGGATCTCGCGCATGAACTGGGTCAGCGCCGGCAGACCGGCCGATACCGGGCCGCCCGGGCAGGACCAGCGAACGAAGATGCCACCGACCCGGCTGTCCTCGTAGGCGTCGGCCAGGCCCTGCTTGAGGGTGTCATAGCCGTGGTAGACGACGCCGCAGAACTCCTCGCCGCGTTCGACCAGCGGCGTGTCGACCTGCATCATCGCCACGCCGCGATTGAGCGACCAGCAAAAGCCCACGTCTTCCGGCTCGCCGGCCCAGATCGGCGCATAGGCCAGGCGCTGCTCGATCGGCGGCGGCGGCGAATAGTCGTCGTCGTAGGCCATGATGCGAGCGCCGCTCGCATCGGCGGCCTGGCCATGACCCGCCAGGCCGACGCGGCGCAGAAGCGCCTGCAGGCGACCGGGACGACTGAAGGCGCGCGCGTCGATCGCGCTGATGCGTTCGGCGAGATCCTGCGCGGCGGCGGGCTCGAGCAGAAGCGGACGGCGCGCATAGCGCGTCGCCAGGAGGGCGGCGTTAGCGGACATGATGACCTCAGGCGGCTTGGACGCGCGCGTCCAGGAAGGCTTCGTGGGCGGGGCTGTCGGCCGTGGCGCGCATGCGGGCCAGGGCGGAGGATCCGCGAGGAGCGACGGCCGTCGGGCGGGCGTCCTCGGGGGCGACCTGGCCGTCGGGCGTTGAGGCGTCCGCCGGCGGCGTGCCGAGGGCGGCGGCGCGTTCGGCCAGCAGGGCCGCGTAGAGGTGCGGACGCTCGGCCTTCAGCTGCTCTTCGTACTCGAGCTGGTCGAGCACCTCGATGTAGTCCTCGCCCTGTTCGGCGCATTCCTTTTCCAGCGTCGAGAACATGGCCTCGACGCGGCCGGCGGCGGCCGTGACCTCCTTGGTCTGATCGATGTAGCCACGACCCGGACCGATCCAGCGGCCCTCGGCGTAGGCGTCGGCCGCGTCGTAGTAGTCGGGGGCGTTGTCGTTGGCCGGCGAGACGTAGCCGGCGTCGAAGGCCTCCTCGAGCCAGGCGGCGTGGAAGGGGTTGGCCAGCTGGGCCTCGATCACGCCCATGAAGGCCACGGTCTCGGCATAGGCCGGGATCATGGCGGCGCGGGCCGACGAATAGTTGGTCGAGGAATAGTCCATCGAGCCTTCCTCGTAGGTGACGCCCAGCGTCGAGCAGATCAGGCGGTAGATGGCCCGGAAGAAGCTATCGAACTGACCGACATCCTTGCTGGCCGTGGCCAGCTTCAGCTCGTCGCCGAACGGGAACACCGGCAGCACCGCCTCGCCGACCTCGACGGGGTTGCGCTTGTAGAAGTCCTCGCGGTCTTCCTCGAAGCCGGACAGATCCTCGGCCGTGAAGCTCTCGCTGACCGCGTCCGGACCGGCGCTGGATTGGATGAACCCCAGGACCAGGGCGTTGATCGCCGCGCTCTGCAGGGTGGCGTCGGTGAACCGCGACAGGGCGCGGAAACCCTTCAGCGCCGCGGCAAACTTGCTCACGCCCCGCGTCTGGTCGGCGCGCTCGGGGTCGAAGCCGTGCAGGACCTGGGGGCGGCCCAGCGGCGTGGCGAAGCGGTCCCAGCGCGTCCAGGCATACGACGTCGACGACAGGCCGACATCGGCGGGGTGGCGTTCGCGGATCCAGTAGGCGACCGGGATCCCGGCGGCGTTGAACTCGACACCGCCCTTGATCGTGTGGCCGTCGCCCATGCTCCCATCGGGGCGGGCGTTCGGATTGCTCAGGCGATCGGGGTCGACCAGGCGCAGGCGGGTCTTGTAGCGGGTGGGTTCGTCCTCGGCCCATTCGACCAGGGCCAGGAACTCGCCGTCCTGCATCAGATGGGTGGCGGCGACGCGCAACTGCTGGCCGAACGTCAGGCGGCGCTGGGCGTCGCACATGAACGTGTGGCCGTAGGCGTAGGGATGCCATTCGGTTTCGATGACCTGGCCCAACTCGCGGGCCTGGACCGGCGTCATGCCCAGGGCGCGGGCTCGGGGCTTGGACGACCGACGCCAGCCCTTGCCGATCGCCGAGTTACGGCGGCGCGCGACGATCGCCGAGGCGCCCAGCTCGTTGCGGCCCAGGTCCCGGGTGCGGGCGACGACGCCATTGCGGGCGGGCAGCCAGTCTCGGTCGGCCGACTGCAGGCGCGCCGGCCACTTGGAGAACCAGGCGCCGTGGTTGTCGGCGGCCTGATAGGCCTGACCCAACCCGCCGCTGGCGCTGGAGCTCGCGCTGGCTTGGGCCCGACGCTGAGCGCGCGCCAGGGCGGGCGTCATCATCGGGGCGGGTTGGGTCGGGGCCATGCTGGAGCTCCTGGACTAGGTTGCGTCGGCGGGCGGCGGGGGCGGCGGAGGCGGATCGTCTTCAGCGGGCGGCGGAGGCGGAGGCGGATCCTCCGGGGGCGGAGGCGGCGGGTCTTCGGCGGGCGGCGCAACGGTCGCCGCCCTGCGACCCCGGGCGGTACGGCTCTTGGGTCCGGCGTCGAGATCGGCTGCCATGCGCGCGGCGTGATCGGCGTCGGCCGGGTCGATGTCATCGTCGTCGACATCGTCGTCATCGACGTGGGTCAGGGCCCGCATCTCGGCGATCGACGCCTGGATCGAGGCGTTGGCGGTCAGGATCTTCTTGGTGGCCGCCGAGCTCAGCGGATTGGAACTCATCGTCAGGATGTCGGTGACGACGCCGGCGAAATTGCCGAAATCGTCGAGCAGCTTTTCGCCCGGGTGCTTATCCATGGCAGTCTCCTAGAGGCGGAACGTCAGCGCTCCGCGGGTTCGACCCCGGCTGGTGGCCAGGGCGTTGAGCTGGTCGATCTCCTGCCTGAGCAGGGCCGCGTCGCCGGGGCCGTATTCGACCCGACGGCCGTTGGACTGGGTCACGGTGGCGTTCTGGCCGCAGATCAGCTTGTCGTAGGCGGCCTGCAGTCGGTCGCGCCGCACGGTCTGTTCCGTCGTCAGGGCCATCAGAGGTTCTTCCTTGCTGAGAACATCGACCGCCGCCCGCCGCCGGGGTTGTCGGCGAGCTCGGCCTTGGGCATGGGCGGGGCGGCCGCCGGCGTCGACCAGAGCGCCTCCATGGGCGTCTCGGCCGGTTCGTCCGGCAGGCGGGCGCGGCGGGTGAATTCCTGGTCCCAGCGCTTCTGGTCCCAGGTGTGAACACGCTTCTGATAGGCCAGCGCCCAGGCGTAGACCGCCAGGTCGAGCTGCTCGTTGGCGTGGACCTGGACCCACTCGCCGCGCTCGCCGGGCTTGGCGTCGACGGCGCGTTTGAACACCTCGCCGGTGAGCTGCTTGATGTCCTCTTCGCTGGTGTCGTCCTCGAACAGGATCGACCCCGGTTCGATCGAGCCATGCTCGGCGCTGGCGACCAGGCCCTGAAGCCCGTACGCCACGTATTTTTTGACGACGTAGCCGTCGATCCGCAGCAGATCGACGACGATCGTCCGCTCTTTGGTGTCCTTGCCCTTGATCTTCTTGAGCTCGGTCGGGAGCTTCGATTCCAGGGCCCGAGAAGCGCCCTTGATCGCGTAGACGTTCGCGCGGCCGCGGGTGAATTCGTAGACGCGGGGCGTAGCCCCATCCACGCCGCCGGAGTCGACCCCGAAGGCGTCAATGCCCAACGGCCGCACCTGAGGCCCCGCATAGCGTCGCTGGGTTACCTTCCCGAGCTCGACCCAGGCCTCGACGTTCAGCGGATCCTTGTCGATCACACCCCGGTCGATCCGGCACATGAACGCCGGGCCATGGGCGTAGATGGCCCATTCGATCCGATCGCCCTGGATGTCGGCCGTTCCGCTAAGCCAGCAGGTCCCGGGCGGAACCTCCTTCGGGCGAACTCCCAGCTTGGCGATGGCTTCGGCGATCGCTTGGGTGTCGGGCGCCTTGGCGCTGCTCTCCGAGGGCAGCCCCAGCTTCTGCTGGCGGAACGAGGCTTCTTCGGCGGGTTTTCCCTTGGCGTCGCGCCAGTCCTTGCCAAGGCCGGCCCAGGTCTTCAGCGGCGATAGGATTTGCCAGAAGTGGTAGCTGGGCTCGCGGCCTTCGGTCGGGCGTCGACGCCAAGCGTTGAAATCGGCCTTTCGAACGAAACGGCCCGGCGGGGGATTGGCCTGATCCTTCGACGGGTAGGTCCGCAGATAGCCGGCGGCCAGCTCGTCTTCGATGAGATCGAACGTCTCGGCCGTAAAGGTCCGCTCGGCGACCAGGCGGTGACGAATGACCGCCTTGAGAGCGGGCATGTCATCCTCGGTGATGATCGCCCCAGTGGTCGGACCGCAGCAGGGCGGGACGACATAGGGCTGCTCGGCCGCGTTCTCCCAGCCAACGAAGTCTTCCCAATCGATCCGGAAGCTATGCTCGCAGTGGGGACACGGTAGGTAGATCTCGCCCCGGTCGCCCGCCTCGAAGTCGGCCGAGACGGGGCAGGCCCCTTCCTCGCCAGGCGTGCTCTCGTGCAGCTCCTTGGTTCCGACCTTCTCCCAGCCATCCATCCGGGCGCGGGCTTGGGAGACAGGTGAGCCGCGCGAGCCGAGCTCGGCCTTGAAGTTCGGCGTCTCGGTCAGCCACAGGGCGCCGTAGCTGTCCATTTGCAGATCGTTGATCGACCCGGCCGAGAAGATCGTCGCCGTACCGCCCGGGAAGAACTTCGTGAACGTCGTCGAGCCGCGCTTGGCCTTTCCGTTCTCGGCCGCGACCCGCTCTTTCAGCTCGGGGGTCTTGTCGAAGACCGGCTGCAGCTTCTTGGAGTTGAACAGGAACCCCTTGGGTCGCGACGGCACGCCGATCCCCAGCGGCCGCGGGGCCACGCAGATGATGTGCGCGGTCCAGACGATCCCGATGTTCGACTTGCCGGTCTGGGCCGCCGCCATGATCGTGACGCGAGAGGCGCTGTCCAGGAAGCTCAGCCGCTCCAGCGGCTCGAGGCAGTACTCGAATTCCTCCCACGACAGCGGACCAGGGCGCGCGGTCTGCGCCTCGGCCGGAATGACGATCCGCCCCTCCGACCATTCGTAGATCGCCTGGTCGGGCGCCGGAGCCACGGCCGTAGCCAACGCCAGGAACAGGGTCGCGATCTGCGCCCCGAACCCCGAGAGATCGGCAGGCATCAGGCCGCCGAGGCCTCCGGTTGGACTTCGCCGGCCAGATCCTTCAGCGCCTCTGCGAACGCCGCTCGCACTGCGTGCTCATGCGCCCGCATCGCCAGGTCCGCCTCGCGGCTCGACTTGGCCGCCCGAACGCTGTCGACCGCCTTGCGCCGGCCATCCTCTAGGGCCCGCACCAGGGCGGCGCCAGCGGCCATGAAGGCCTGCATCGCGACCGCCTTGTCGAGGAGCCGCCCTTCGGCCTCCTGCGCCAGAATTCGCGCCCGCCGGGAGTTGAACTCGGCCGTCTCGGTGTCGGCGACCGCCTTGCGGCGGCTCAGCAGCACCGACGCCTCGCGCTCCGGGTCTGGAGCCCTACCTTCGGCCGGCGGCGGGGCCGAAACGGCCACCGGCGGCGCGAGAGGCAGTTCACCGCCGGGGACGGAAGCGGGGCCTCGGCTGATCCGCGTCGACCGCGCGCCCTTCAGCGCGTCGAAGTCGATCAGCATGCCGCGACCAGGTCCCTGGTCTTTGCGTTCCACCTCGGGATGGCCCTTGAGGAACTGGCTCAGCGCCGGCTGGCTGATCTTGTCGCCCAGGGCCTCGAGGAGGCGGACGGCTTGGGATTGGGAGACCCATTCGGTCATAAGCAAGACCTCCCAAGGCCATAAGCCGCAAAACTCATAATGTTTTCTGCGACTTAGATATCTTTCGAGGATCGCGCTCCGACCGACCGTATACGTCCCTGGCCGGGGGGAAGGACCCGCGAGGCCGGGGGGGGGGTGCAGGGGAGGGGCGGGGGTGGCGGCCCGCAAACCCTTGTGGCGTAAGGGGTTGCGGGCGATGGGCCAATGAAAAGCCCGCCTCAGCGGGGGCTGGGCGGGCCGGTCGGGCGCATCTCTGAACGTGGACCTTTAATGGCCTTAACTGCCTGTGATTCGCAAGGGGGGTCGGACACGAAGCGCTTCGCCCACCACGGCGAGGCCATCGCGTAGCGCGGAGGTGTAGACCTTGCGGGCCTGACCGCCGAAGGCGAACGAGTTGATCGTGCGCCCTTCGCCCGCCACCAGGCGCACGGCCAGCAGCTCGCGACCGTCGCCGACACCGCACTGGGCGATGGCCCGATCGAACTGGGCCAGCCGGGCCAACAGGTAGGCGCGGCGCAGGGCGGCTTGGTCACGAGGGCCGAGGCCTGGGACGAAGGCCCGGCCGCCACCGGCGTCAGGGTTGAGGCTGGACTTCAAGCCGGAGACCGCCACGTCGTAGCACTGGCGATAGGACAGACCGAAGCTGAGCTCCTGCTCGGGCAGGGCCAGGGCCGCCAGTCCGTCACGGCCCTTGATCCGCTTGGCCCCGGCGTCGTTGTAGGTCTCGACCTTTTCGCCGCGGGACTTGGCCTCGATCAGCAGGGCGTCGAAGGCGACCTTCAGCTCGGCCCGGACCTCGGCGGCGATCTGGCCTCCGAGCATCCGATCGGACTGCAGGGCCGAGACGCTCAGCAGGAAGGCCGACTTGAGGCGCTGGGTCTGGCCCTTGTCGGCCCCGAGAACAGCTGCGTTGCGCAGCAGGTGCTCGGCCAGGGTTTCGCGGTCGCCACGCTCGATAAAGCTCATTGGAACAGCCCCGTACGCTGACCGTTCCAGGCCGTACCAGGCCTGTTCCAGTCTATTCTATTGAATTGATTGAAGAAGTAAGAAGTAGGAACGGGTGGAACGGGTGGTACGACATAGCTGTCGTGTGCGCTCGCTCGCCTGCTCAGGCAGGGGGGCAAGGGGCGTTCCACCCGTTCCAGCGTTCCAGGCGGCCTAATCCTCATCGAAATCAACCGCATGGCCGGAACGGGTGGCCGGAACGCCCCCGGAACGGTCGCTCGACGAGGGCGAGAGCCGATCGAGCAAGGGGGTGAGGGGGATCGCCAGGCCGCGCTGCTTCACGCCCGTGCCGTAGCGCAGGCCCTTGGTGGTCCAGGTGGCGTAGTCCGCCCCCAGGTCGTCGAGGAAGCCCAACGCCCGCCGCCAGTCGTCCCAGCGCGTTCCCGCGAAGATCCGCTTCAGTTGCGGATGGTTGTTGGCCACGATCAGCCAGGGGCCAGGCCGCCCCTGGGGACCTCCGTCGCCGGCCTCCCAGATGATCGTGCCGTGCCCTTCGTCCCAGACCTGCAGGCCATAGGTCTTGAGCATCTCGACGTAGTCGCGATCCCCGGCCACCAGGCGCTCGACCATCAACCCGATCGACACCTTGCGGTCGTTCCGATGGACCGAGGTCTCGAAGGCCAGCAGGTGGCCCAGGGCGTCGGCCCCGACGTTGGTGATGATCTCCGAGGCCTGGCGCTGGGCCAGCAGCGGCTTCCAGAACAGGATCTCGGCGTCGGCCCCGGCGGCATCGAGAGGCTTGTCATGCAGCAGCAGACGCCGGCCGGCCGCCACCATGGCCACCAGGTCGGCCGAGCGCGGCTTCTCGCCCGTTCGGACCAGGGCGGCCTTTATCATCGAGACGTCCGCCCGATAGCGGTCGGCCCCAACGACGGCCCGCCCGAAGATCGCCGGCGCCAGGCGCTTGGCCTCGGCCATCATGGCCTTCAGGTGGGCGTCCATGTCGATCGGCGCGCCGGAGGCATCCAACTTCGGGGAGGCGAGGGGGCGCAGCCTGACCTCGAAGAACCGCGAAGCGTCGGCCGTCTCCAGCTTGGGCGGCGTGATGGCCCCCAGCAACGCCGACCCCAGGGCCGTCTGGGTGGTCGAGCCGCCGTTCTCGCCGCCACCCTGCTTGCGCTTGCTGCCGTCGCCCGTCGACATCCGCCTGAGCACCACGATGGCCTGCTCGACCGGCCCTGGTCCATGCCCGGTGCTGGCCGAGCTCTCGGTCTCGTCCAGGAACACGGGGCGCGCCAGGCCGCTGATGTCAGACCGAAAGCCCGCGTCCGAGAAGCTGTTGAGCAGCTCGCCGGCGATCGTCGAGGCCAGCGCGTGGATGAACTGGACCAGCGTCGTCTTGCCGGCCCCGTGCGACCCGTAGACGATCATGTGGCCGCGGAAGGGCGCGACCCCGCCCAGCAGGGCCGCCATCAGCCACCCGGCGAGGATGTCGCCGCCATCTAGCCCGTCGGGGCCGATCGGCTCGAAGTTCCAGAGGCTGAGGCATTCCCGGATCCAGTCGCCGACCTTGGTCCTGGCGGGCTTGGCGGGCCTGGGGGCCGGGGGGGCGATTTTGTAGAGCGGGCCCGAGCGCTCGCGCATCATCTCGACGATCGAGCGCTTGACGATCCCGTCCGAGCCGAACGTCCACACCTGGTCGCCCAGGTGCAGCATCACGACGTCGCCCGAGCCAGGCCAGACGCCCAACGACCTGGTCGTCCGATTGGTGTCCCAATAGCCGGCCTCGCGGCACTTGCGGACCAGCCAGATCACCGCCAGCTCGCGATGCAGCTTTTCCTTCTTGTCCCGCCAGTTGTTCAGGAAGATCACGCCGGGCACGCAGGCGAAGATGTCGGTTCGCAGCATTTGGCCGACCTTCGAGGCGGCCTCGTGCCGGATCTCGCCCTCGGGCATGGCGAACACGACCTTGTTGCCGTAGTGGCCCAGGGGCACGACCGGGCATTCCTCGAGCGGCGGATTGGGATAGGCGCCCAGATCCTTCTCGTCAGTCTCGTCGGCCTCCTCGTCGCTCTCCAGCTTCAGGGGCACATAGTCCGAGGTCGCGGCGGCGGCCGGCTCAGGCGCGGGCTCGTCGTCAAAGGCCTCGATGTCGTCGTCGATGTCGTCGCTCACGCCTTACGCCCCTCTCGCGCCGCCAACCGGCGACGCCACTCGTCGTTGAAGTCTTGAAGTCCCGGCGGGACGATCGACCGCGCTTTCGAGCCCGCCTGCCGCCAGGCGCGCGTGGCCAGGCGGCCGCAAAGGTCGGCCCGCGCCGGGGCGTCCAGCATCGCCGGAACCACCTTTCCCCGGCCCGTCCGCATCTTGATCTTGATCGGCGCCATGTCGGCGTCGACGCCGACGATGACCTCGGGCCAGGGCTGCTCGATCGGGTTTGGCCAGGTGAAGGCCGGGCCCATCAGCGAACCATCCTTGTTTCGCGCCGCCCTGGGCTTGCTCAGGTCCATGCAGCCGTCGCGGTCGGTCTCGACCAGGCCCTGCATGCGGTTCAGCGCCAGGACGGTCACGCAGCGCGCCATCCGGCCCTGCTCGAGCGCTATGCAAAGCAAGCTCAAGGCGGATTCCGCGCCCTCCCCCTCGAGCAGCGGCGTGCCGTCGAAACAAGGATCGTCGACCACGGGCCCGACCAGCCACACGCCGCCGGGCTGGCCATCGGCCCCGGTCTGAGGGCCCCACATCAGCTTACCGAGACCTTTGTCGCGACCGGTCCCGTCGCGCAGCAGATAGGTCGCATGAACCCCGCCGGTGGGTCCGGCGGGGGTTTCGGGTCTCAGCAGCATGGCCGGGGCCTTGATCCAGGCGCGGGCCTGGTCGTCCCAGTGATGGAAGGCGAAGGGGTGGAAGCGAATGGCAGGCGCGACCAGGTCGATCACCGCCTGCAGGATCCCGCGCGAAAGCAGGTAGCGCTCGACCAGCGTCCCGGCGATCGGGCGGCCGAACTTCCACATCTCCTCGGCCATCTCCAGCTTGCGCTGATAGGACCGATCATCCTGCTCGCGGGCCTTGGCCGGCGGCGGCGGCGCTTCGAAGCCCGCGCCCAGCAGCTCGCGGCAGGCCTCGATCGCCGTGACCTTCCAGGCCTGCGAGGCCAGCTCGATCACGTCGCCGCGCTCGCCGCAGCTGTAGCACTTGAACCGGCCCTGGTTTGGCCGCACCTCGAAGGGACGACCAGCGGCCTTGCCCCGCGCCGGCGTGCCGCAACCATTGATCGGGCAGCGACCCCGCCGGCTGTTCTTGCCGCCGTGCAGGGTCGTCAGGCGCTCGGCGACGTCCTCGATCGAGACCTCATCCTTCACCTTGTCGAAGATCGACGGCTCAGTCATTCGCCGCCCCGGTGCGAGCGCCGCTCGCATCGGCGACGCCGGCGAGGTCCTGGCCGTCAGCGGTGCAGCGGTACCAGGAGCCGCCCATGCGATCTTGCGCCGGGAGGCGCTCGGCGAGGCCCATGGCCACCAGGGTCGCCAGGTGCGCGCCCTCGAGCACGCCACGGATGGCGGCCGAGCCGTTCGGATGGCGGGCCAGCTCCTGCAGCGCCTTCAGGCGCTCGGCCGTCATCGGGATGCAGTTGTAGAGGCGGACGGGCTTTTTCATGCCGCTGCCTCACCAAAGGCCGCATCGCACTTCGCCAGCCATTCTTGGCGCTGGGCCAGGCGTCGACAGGCCATGTCGAAGAAGGCCGGATCCTTCTCGATCCCGACAAAGGACCGACCTTCGATCAGGCACGCCTCGCCCGTCGTTCCCGTGCCCATGAAGGGGTCCAGGATCCGCGTCGCGTTCATATTGCGCACGATCTTGCACATGACGGGGAGCGGCTTGACCGTCGGGTGGTCGTATTCGCTCCGGGGCCGGCTGACCTCGGTCCAGCGACGCAGGTCCTGGCGCCCACCAACCGGATGAGCGCCCTCGTTCCAGGCGTGGATGTAGAACTCGGTGTCGGCCAGATAGTGCTTGTTGGCGAAGGGCGGCGGATTGGTCTTGTGAACCGACAAGACCGCGTGCCGTCGGAAACGCGACGCCAGGACGGGAAGGAGGGTCACCAGCTGGTCGTTGTGGCAGAACACGACCACGCTGCGCGGCGCGCCGAGGTCGAGGGCGCCCAGGTCAAAGCCCTTGTCCAGGCGGTTCCGCACGATCGCGTCGGAGCCTTTGCGACGGGCTTTGCGGTACTTGCCGCCGCCCGAATTGTTGAAGGCGTATGGCGGGTCGCTGACCCAGCCGTCGACCTCACCCAGCTCGAGCTCTGGATCCAGGCAGTTGGCCAGGAGGAGCCTGCAGTCCCCGAAGATCTCTTCGCGGATCATCAGGCCAGCACCTTCTCGAGCTGCTCGGGCGAGACGTCGAACAGCTCGGCGATCTCCTCGAGCGGCCAGCGCGCGGCCGCGAAACGGGCGGCGAAGCGAATAATCCGGTCCGTCACCGGCCGAAGGCGAACCGCCGTACCCGAAGGCGGACGAACGACCGCAGGCGTGGTCGGTTGAGCCAGGACCGCCACCGCTTGCGGCTCCGGCCGGCGGCCGGCGCGAGGCTTGCGGTGTGGCGGTTCGACAGGCGGATCAGCGGGCGCTTCGGCCGGCGGGGCGGAGGCGGCGACTGGGTCGGGCTCGACGAGCGCTTGCTCGAGCTCGAGCGGCAGCGGAAGCGTTTCAAGGCACGGCTCCTCGGTTGGCCAGCAGGCCAGGAAGAACTCGGCCTTGCTTGACGGGGTCGGCAGAAGGATCGGGACGATCGACAGCGCGGCCCCGGGGTTCGCGTCGAGGAACGACAACGCCGCCTCGGCGTACGGCGTGGCGCGCGTCATCATGAGCCTTGTCGGATGGTCAGGCGGCAAGAGCGGCCGATGCGTCTCGGCCCAGCCCTCGATATCGAACTCGAGACGATCCTCGGCCGTGTCAACGCCGTCGGCCAGTATGACGGGCGGCGACTCGCCCGCCTCCAGGACGTCGATCTCGGCAAGGCGGCGCGTGACGCGGCCGACGGTCCAGCCGCGGCCCATCAGGCCTGCGATCGAGACCATCGACATCCTGGCCGAGCGCAGCTTGATCAGCTCGCGATCCTTGCGGGTGAGCTCTTCCATCACCGGCGCTCCCGATCCATCAGGTCGCCCATCAGTTGGGCCGCGGCGATCAGCGAGGGGGCGACGGCCCTCCGCTGATCAGGGCCGGCTTGCGCGAAGGTCCGGACAGCCTGGCGGAACAGGGCCACGGCGTTGGTGTTCGTGACGTCGGCCTTCAGGAAGGGCGGGGTGCAGGCCTGGGCCGCCTGCTCGGCGAACGCCATCAGGCTCCAGCGCTCGGCGCCGCCCTTGTCGGGCCGCACGCCCTCCAGCTCGCCCAGGGCGACGGCCGCCACCTGGTGGGCGTGATGCACCAGCTTGCGCCACAGGATGCCGGGCTTGATCTCGCCCTTACGGCGGGCTTGCTCGATGGCGAAGGGACGGGCCCGCATCAGTCGAGATCCGCGCGCGGGCGATGGGCGCTAGTGGCCAGGATCTCGACCAGCCGGGCGGCGACGACGACCAGGTCGCCGGAATGCTGCAGCCGGACCTCGGGCAGATGATCCTCGCCGATCACACTGTCGAGCAGCCACAGGAACTCGCGGCCGGTCTCCCAGGCCGGGAAAGGCAGGCGGGTGAAGTCCAGGCCCCGAGCCTGGCCGCGCACGGCGGCGGCGCGCATGCTCAGGGCCGGGTTGTTCCAGGCCGACAGGGCGGCCGCGCGGGCCTCGGCGTAGGGGCCCGCGATCTCGGCGACCTCGTTGGCCAGGCAGGTCCACAGTTCGATGCGTGCGGTCTGGTTCATGCCGCACCCCCATCGGCGGGGGTGCTACGCACGCCGCCCCCGCCGACTCGTGCTTCCATGGCAGTCGTCACCCAAGCCATGGAGCAAACCGAATGTCCGAAAGGCCGACCGAGCGCGAGATCGAGCTGATGGGCGACGTGCTCGCGCTGAAGGCGATGCTCACCCAGCTGATGGCCGTCATCGCCGGCGGCGCCGATCTCGAGGACCGCCTCGGCGCGATGCAAAAGGCGATCAGTCATCTTGACCTGACCCCTGAGGGCTATCCGCTAGCGGAAGGATGGGGAGACGGCACTCGCCAAGCTCTATCCAGCCGAGTGGTGCGAACGTCGGGTCAGGTGTTCGATGGTGTGCGGCACACGCTTCAGGTCTGGCGCGCAGTCGGCGCCATAGACTGACCAGCGAGGCAAAGACGCGAGAGGTCATGGCCGGTCTCCGCTAAAGCCAGGTCCGTCGACGAGCGCGATACACACGCCGCGCTCGTCGACGCCTGCGACCAGGCGGGGGAGGGGAGCCCCGCCTGCGCAACTGAAGGTCAGGAAGCTCGGGGCCCGAGGCAGGTCGTAGGTGATCAGGCCCAGCAGGCGGCCCAGCAGGTCGCTCATCCAGCGATCCAGGCGGCGGCTGGCGGCCGCGATCTCGCGGAACCGGCGCACCTCATCGAACTGGCGCAGCGCGGCCGCCAGACGCGGATCATCGGGCCGGGGACGGGGCGGGGCATGGAAGCGCAGGCCGATCATCGCGACGCCCCGGCGTCGCGCTCTTGACCCATAATCCCAGGTTGTCTGGCCATCGCCGCCAACCGCCGCGACAGCGGGCAAGTCAACTGCGACGCATAGCCGCCAGCCATGGTTAAGCTTTTTGATTGCTCTGTCGAAATTCTGGAGAAACGTTGGTTTCTCGACAGTTCGTGTGGGAGTGCGACGATGACCTCGACCCGTTCCGGAGCGATCAAACGTGCCGGCGAGTAGGCGGGCTGTGTCACTGGCCGCCCTCACGCTCGATCTTCTGACCTGCGACCGAATTTGGCGGATCGAAGAACCAGTCTGCGGTGAAGCTCAAGCCGCGCGCGAGGGCCTCGGTGCGGAGGCGATGCATGAACGCATAGGGCAGGGGGCTGCCGCCCTCATACCGAGAGACCCGCGAGCGGCTGACACCGCCGATGGCGGCGATCTCTTCCTGGTCGGCGCCGAAGACCTCGCGGCGCACCCAGCGGAGGGGAGACTCATTCTGCATGGCGTGCAGAATGTGCGTGATTCGAACATTAAGCCAAGCTATGACGTGCGTATTATGCACGTGCGCGCTGCGAACATTGTGGACATACGCGTGGGCATGCCCCAAGCGCGTCGCGCCCTACGTCAGGTTAAGGTCGCTATCGACCAGTCGACCCTAGCCGGTCGATTGAAGGCCTTGCGCGTCAATCAAGGGGTCCGGCAGGAAGAGCTCGCCGACATCATCGGCGTCAGCCGGCCCCAGTACAGCAAGTACGAAAGCGGCTCGCATGAGCCGCCGGAGTATGTGATCGCCAGGATCGCCGACCATTACGCCGTCTCGCCGTCGTTCCTGCGCTATGGCGCATCGGACTCGCGCGTGATCCCGGTGACGGGATTGGTGGGGGCTGGTGCACAGATCGAGGCGCGTGAGATCCACTCGGATCGCGTGGTCGAGATCCCGGCCTCCTGGACGGACGCCACGGCCTACGAAGTGCATGGCCTGTCGTGCTGGCCAATCTATGACGAGCACGATGTGATCGTGATCCGTGGCGAGCAGCGATTCAACGAGCAGGAGTGTCTCGGGCGCATGTGCATCGTTGAGACCGTTGACGGAATTGGCATGGTCAAGCGCCTGCGCCGCGGCTCCGCGCCGGGCCTATACACGCTTGAAAGCCCGAACGCGCCGGCGATCGAGGACGTCACCCTCACTAGCGCGCGTCCCGTGCGCCTGCACCTGCAGCGATAGGCTAACCCAGGAACGGATCCGCCGACGGCTCGGCGGGCTTGACCTGCGGCGCTTCGGGCGGTTCCGGGGCTAAGCGGCGTTCGATCTCAAACAGGCGCCGCTCGACCAGGCCGAACAGCTTCACCCAGAAACCGATGGCGATCATGCCGACGCCGGCGGCTACCAGCGCGCTTGCGATCACCGAGCCCGCTGCGCGGTCCATCGATGCCGACGAAGCGAACCCCACGAACAGGCCGAGCAGGATCGCAGACCAGCCGCCTGCAAAGTACCCGAAGCCGCTGCCGATTCTGGGCGGTATGGGCTGGCTGCTTTTCGACATGGTCTTCCCCCGTTACGCCCCAGCTTAAGGGCCCGAGGACACCTGCCACAACCGGGCAATCGCTCATCTGTCGATCACAAAGCGAACATTGAGAGGGTCCGCTTGGGGCTGACCTAAGCTGGAATGTGCGGAAAACGAACTTTAGAGCTTGACGCGATGTGCGGATAACGAACATCAATGGCCGCAACCCCGCGCCGATCCGCGCCGCTCGCTCGCGTCGCTTCGGAGGGTCCGACCGGTGATCGCGCTTCAGCATGGGCGCGGTCGTGACAGGGGATCGGCGCGGGGCTGAGGAGACGCCCGATGTCGGCAAGCCCGTCGCGAGACGCCGAAGAGCCCAAGATCCCCAACCCGGTCGACCTGCATGTCGGCGCCCGGATCCGCATGCGCCGCAAGGGGCTGGGCCTCAGCCAGGAGCGGCTCGCCGAAGCCCTCGGCCTGACCTTCCAGCAGGTGCAGAAGTACGAGCGCGGCGCCAACCGCGTCAGCGCCTCCAAGCTCTATGACGCGGCCCGCACGCTGCAGGTCCCGATCGCCTGGTTCTTCGAGGGCCTGGCCGACCCGCTGCAGGCAGCCGAGGGATCGGCCCTGCAGTCGCCCGATCCGCTCTCGGTGATGGGCAGCTCGCCGTACGGCGCCCAGATCGCCCAGGACTACGTGCGGCTGACCAACCTGGACCGCTCGATCGTCGCCGGTCTGGTGCGGCGCCTGGCCGACGGCGCCGGCGACCTGCCGACGGCCGCGCTGGCGGCCGGACTGAACACGGCGGAGATGGCCCTGGCCGAGGACGAGGCCCGTTGGGATTCCGTCCTGGCCGTCCGGGCGCGGGAACAAGCCGCGATGCGGGCCGCCTGATGGCCGCGCCCGCCCAGCTGGCCCAGGACGAGCGCGTGGCGCTGGTCCTGATGGCCCTGAAGGCCACGCACCTGGCCAAGGTCCATGCCGCGCCCGTGGTGCTGCTGTCGGGCGACGCCGCGCCGATCGGGATCCTGGGCCTGCACATCGGCGGCCAGCACTTCACCCTGACCTTCGACGACGCGCGCCTGGCCGCCTTGGCCGTGCGCCAGAACTTCGCCGAGCTCGACGCCCTGGCGTTCGCGGCCGGCCTCGAGGCGGCCGCGAACCTGGTCGAGCTGATGCAGCTGAAGGCCGAGGTCCGGATCATGGCCGCTCGCCTGGCCCAGACGCCGGCGGCGGCGCAATGAACGCCGCCTGGCGCTCGGCCGTCCTGGCCGCCAAGTCCCGCGCCCTGGTGGCGATCGGGGCGGGCGTGGTCCTGCTGGCCCTGTTCCTCGAGCAGGCCGCGCGATGAACGCCCGCGTCCGCGACAAGCAGGCCGCCTATCTGGCCGCCATGGGCCGAGAGCCCGAGGCGCAGGATCCTCGCGGCGCCAACGTCGTCGAGCTGCGGCCGGCCGGGACCGCCGACAGCGACGAGGTGACCATCACCTATCCCAAGGGGGCCGGCGTCACCTTCGTCCGCGGCAAGACCACGCGCCGGATCCTGGCCGACCTCTGCGTCGCCCTGGGCCGCGAGCCGCGTCAACTGATCGCCACCCCGACCAAGCAGGGCGGCTTCGACAGCGCCTGGATCAAGGCCACCGACGGCGTCGACGTCGGCGCCAAGCTGGCCTTCGTCACCGGGCTCACGCCCACCCAGATCAACATCGTCTGGGGCCGCCCGATCGAGCGTCTCGAGCAGGTCAAGGGCCGCTTCTACCCGCTGGGCTCCAGCCACGCAGCCGAAGCGCGCGTCGTGGCGGCCGAGCCGGCCACGTCCGCCGACGCCGAGCTGGGCGAAGAGCCCGCCGGCCAACCCCTTTCCGAAACCGACCTTGCTGGAGACGACGAATGACGTCGCAACCGATCACCGCCCTGGTCCTTTCGACCGAGGCGATCCTTCGCCTGGCGCTGGAGCGGCGACTGCCGATCAAGGCCAGCACGGTACAGCAGGCGATCGGCGGCGACGCCGGCAGCATTCGCCGCGATCTTCGCCGCCTCCGCGACGAAGGGCTGATGTCGATCGCCACCGAAGGCCAGGACGGCACGACCTATGTCCTGACGGAGGAGGGCGTCGAAGTCGTCGCCGCCCTGGACCGCGCGGCCAATCCCGACGGAGCCGTCACCGGCATGCCGGTCTGGCCGCTGGATCGGATCCAGTTCAATCCGGACAACCCACGCAAGTCGGTGTCGCGGATCTTCATCGACGGCCTGGCCGACACCATCGTTGAAGCCGGCGGGCTGCTGCAGGCGATCATCCTCTACCCGCCGGATGCGAACGGCGCTCGCATGCTGCATGCGGGCGAACAGCGCGTTCGGGCCTGCCAGCAGCTGGCCGAGGAAGGCCGGCTGCCGGCCTCGCTGGCCGAAGGACTTCCCTACACCGAGCGCGAGGCCACCCGGGCCGAAGCCCTGTTTATCGGCCTGGTCGAGAACAGCCAGCGCGAGGGGCTGTCGCCCTGGGAAGACGCCAAGGCGCTCAAGGCCTATGCCGACGAGACCGGTCTGTCGGCCCGCGCCATCGCCTACAAGCTGGGTCGCGCCCGCGAGGGCGCCGAAACTGGCGTCCGCGACGTCCAGGACAAGATCCGGATCGCGACCAAGGCCGAACAGGGCGCGATCGACAAGTACCTGGCGGGCGGCAAATGGGAGGACCTTCGCGACAGCATCCGTGAGGCTAAGCCGCTGAGCGCTCCCACGCGCTTGGCGATGTTCGAGCTCAAGCGGAAGTTCAACGAACAGCCGGTGACCGGTGACCTCCCGCACGGCGCATTGTGGGTTCTTCGCAGCTCTGATGAGCAAGCAATCAGCTTCCGCGAGCTGGTCCACGCCCAGCTGATCGACCCGCAGGTCGTGCCGATCGGGGGGTCACTCCGATCCGTCGTGCGCAACACTGATCAAGGTCTGCGCTGGTGGGAAAAGTTCACCGCCGGCAAGTCGTCGGAAGAGCTGCTTTCGATCGAGAAGTCGTTGCGACATGAGGCGTTCAACGCCGAGCAGCACGGTGCGTTGATCGATGACGAGGGGTTCATAACGCCTTGGCTCAACGCCCGCCGCACCACGTTCGCGGTTACCGGCGAGGCGGTCACGACGCCTGCCCAAATAGAGCTCGAGGAGGCAATCGCCGCGGCCACCCCCGTCGAGGAAGTCGATCCGGATCTCGTGGTCGCCGTCCTGGAGATCGCCTACCGGGCGCACGCCCATCCGGGAAAGGCGTCGCCGCTGGGGCCGACGACCAGGGTCACGCGCCCAATCAATCCCATGGCGAACCGCGAGGAGCATCCCGTGGCCGTCGGCCTGGTCGCCGGAGGTTACGCGCTCTTCGACACCAGCCACCCCTGGCAAGTCGTGCTCTTGCGCCCCGGCGTGGAGCTGGCCCGCCGCTTCGCCGAGGCGCCGGAGGAGCTCCCTGACGCCATCCGTACGGCGCTGCGGGACGCAGGGATCGCCGAGGAAGACATCGACGACATGGAACGGGAAGGGGAGTGCCAGACCGCATGGCTGAACGAGAAGCCGGACGCGCCGCCGCCTGAGATCTCCGACGCCCTGACCCTGGTCCTGTTCGAGGTCTACGACAGCTGGAAGCGCCAACCCGGCAACGAGTATTACGGCGACCAACCACGCCACTACGGAGCGCCGATCCAGGCCGGTCAGGGCGAGGAAGAGATCAAGACGCTGCAGGACGCCGGTCTGTTGGGGCGCTTCAGCTGCTGGCGCAAGGACGGTCTCCTGCGCATCCGGCCGCAGTTCGCCGGCGACACCGAGAAGCTGCTCAGGCGCCTTTGCGCCGACCTCGACAAGGCAGGCGAACGATCAAAGGCCCTGCACGACCTGCGATCCAAGGTCATCGGGCAGGCCGAAGCTGAGCACGACCGCCGCGCTCGGCAATACGCGACGGCCTGGTTGAACGGCCCGTTTGAGCCGACGCCGGAAGGCAAGGCCGCGATGGAAGCCGACGAGGCCGAAGCCAAGAAGCAGAGCCAGGTCGCCAGCGTGCGCGCCGCAAAGGCGGCGGAGATCGAGGCGAGGGTGGCTGAGCTCGAGGAGCAGGGGCCCGATCTCGCTTGGGACGATCTTCGAGATCGCGTCCAGGCGATCCTGGCGGAACGCGGCCAGCAAGGGCCGTTCTTGGCTCCGCCCAATGGCTGGAATTTCGCCACGCTCGGTGCAGCGCGGTCAGGATCCGTCGTCGACGGTCAGTCGGTCGCAGCCCGCATGGCCCGCCTGGCGATCGCCGCCCTCACAGGATGCTGGCCCAAGTCGGACTTGGACGATGATCACGAGGCCAAGGACTGGGTCGAATACGAGAGCTGGATCACGGGCGAGCTCATCGGTCGCCACGGCGTGCCGCCAATGCGTGCGCCCGCGTTCGCCGACAAGGTCCGGGCGCGCCTGCAAGCCGACGATCCCGACGATCTCGACTTCACGCGCGCAGGCGCCAGGGAAGCCGCCGCCTTCTGGGCCGAGGACCACCTCGAAGACGGCAACCTCATCGAGCCCGAACAATCCGAAACCGAAGAGGAGCAAGCCGATGCCGCTGTCGCCTGACACCGCCAACCAGGCCGGAGCCTGGTTCCGCCGCGAGGCCGCCCGCTACGTGGCCATCGCCCGAGAGCACGCCGAGCGCGCCGAGCTGATGGCCACCGGGACTGACAAGATCGAGGTCAATCCGCGCCGACGCGATCAGTTCTACGGCATGGCGCTGGAGGCCACGCGGATGGCCCAGGAGTTCCTGGAATTCGCCCTGGCGATCCGCCTGCTGACCTTGACCGAGGTCCAGCTGGATCGCGGCGGCCTGGTCAATCTGCCGGCGACGTTCCTGCGTCCGTGCTCGGCCGAGGACTTTCCCGGCCAGGGGCTGTTCCGCCTGCCGCTCGGCGACGTGGTGCGAGCGCCGCTCGCATCCTCGCCCGACGAGGCCAGGGGCGGCTGACGATGTCGCTCTGCCCCATCGCGCGCCCGACCCCGCCCGCCACCTTCCACCAGGCCGCCTTGGCCAACGCCCGGAGACCCCGAATGCCCGTCGACAACGTCCGCTTCGCCCTGGTGCGCGAGCCGACCAACCCCCTGGCCGTGCCGGTCGCCTATCCGATGCTCTCGGATCTGGCCCGGGCTATCCAGGTCGAGCGCGCCGGCGCGCCGATCGAGCTGCAGGAGAACATCCCCCTCAACATCCGCGACTGGGGCGAGGTCATGGGCGTGGGGGTCTGGACCCTGAGTGAGGGCGGCGATCGCCATCGCTACATCGGCTGGGCCTGGCTCGACGGCGGCGGCCGCCGCCAGCTCGAGGCCGCCCTGCAGGCTCGCCAGTCCGCCGCGCCGACCATCGGTCGCGAGCGCCAGGGGAGGGCGGCTTGATGTCGACCCGCAAGGTCAACACGCCGATCGGCCCCGTCACCATGTCGCTCGAAGACGCCGAGGAGTTTGAGGCTGCCGGTCGAGACGCCCGGCAACTGGGTGCCGCCCACGCCCGGGCGCTGAAGGCGACGGTTCGCCGGGTCAGCGCCGTGGTGTGCGTGCTGTTCGGCCTGCTGCAGGTCCTCTGCACCTGGCTCGACGCCCTGGCCGGAGCCGGCCCCGTGCAGGCCAGCCTCGGCTTCCTCTGGGCCGGCTCCTGTCTCGTCTGCGGCGTCGCCACCTGGCGCGGAACCGCCAACCCTCAAGCCCGAAAGGACGCCTGACCCATGGCGACCGACAGCACCATCGACGACACCCTGACCGAGGCGGGGCTGGATCCTGTTGAACCCATGCCGGTCCTGTACCCCGGGGTCGACATCGTTCTGATTGGCCACGACGGAGAACCGGCGCCGACGTTCCGGGAACTGATGGCCGAACGCCAGTACTGGCGCGAGCACCAGGCTTGCGAGATCGACGAACTGCTGAGGGCCTGGGACCAGAAGCGCGTGCCCAAGGCCTGGCTGATCGACCGGATCAACAACGCCTACCTGAGCCTAAAGGACGCGATCGAGGGTCAGTTCTACGAGAGCTGCGAAGGCTGTGGCCGCCAGATTTGGCCGGGCGAGATCGAAATCCCCTGCACCGACGTGCGCTGTCACGCCGACTGCAGCGGCCAGGAGGGGGTCAAGGCCGGCGACCAGGTCGAGTTCGATCCCGAGAGCATCCAGGTCGAGGAAGGCGAGGAGCCCCGCGGCTACGTGATCGCCTTCGAGGCCAAGCACCTGTTCACGGCCGACGAGATCCGAGATCGCGTCCACCGCGCTCGCGACGTGCTGGCCGAGACGGGGAGGATCTGATGGGCTTCAGCGACGCGCGCGTTCCTTACAGCTCTCTGGACAAGGCGCGGAAGCGCAGCGCCGTCCAGAGCGCTCGTCATGAAGCCCTTCTCCAGGCCCTGAAGGGCTTCGACGACGACTTTCTGACGAGCGACACCCATCACCCCGGCTACGTCCTGATTCCGACCGAGGTCTTCGAGCGGATCCGGACCGCGCTGGCCAGCGACCGCGAGGTCGGGTCGTGACCTTCACCTTCATTGAACCCAAGACCCTGCCTCTGGAGGAGGGCTTCCAGCCCTTCGCCCAGGGCGAGGACGAGATCGACTACGACGCGGCCATGCGCTTGCCGGCCGGCAAGACGTGTGGCGACTGCGTCCACGTCCGGCGCTGCGTCGCGATGTTCGGCCACGTGCCGGCCGACACGTCCTGCGACTTCTACCCCAGCCGGTTCCGGCCGGCGCTGACGACCACCAGCGCCACGCCAGTGTCGGAGGCCGGCCGATGAGGCGTGGACATCTCAGGCTATTGGTCGTCGCCGCCTCGGTTCTTCTTTGGGCCGTGATTATCCGGGCCTGCTCGGAGATCATGTCATGACGATAGACCGCGCCCTCTACTCGCTCGACGTACGCCTGTCTCGTGCTCGGATTGAAGGCCTGCTCAAAGATTGGCCGTCGGAGGACAAGGCGGTCGCCTGCCTCGATGGCTGGGCCATCATGCCGGCCGACCTGCGAGCGGCGCTCGCACCCATCGCCATCACTGACGACCTGGTTGCGATCGGCGTGGCCGGCATCCAACGCCGTGACGCTGAAGGATGGGCCGACGAGGACGAGCAGCAGATCAACCACGAGCTCGCCCGGGCTGTTCTGATGGCCGTGCTCGGCGCCGAGCCGAACCCAGTGACCAACGAGCCGGGCCCAATCAAGGTCGAGAGCCACCGCTTCTCTCTGACCGACGCCGCCAAGGACGAAGTCATAGCCGAGATCGAAGCGGAGGAACTGGCCGCGGCGGACTTCAACCTAAGCCAATCCGATCTCACGACCTTGCGGATGATCGCCAAGTCGGAGGGCGAGAACGGCCTTGGCCATCACCTGCTCTTCACCTCCGAACAGTTCGACGCCGTCGTCGCGAATCTGGAAGCCCGACGCCTTGTCGATGCCTCGACCGATCCGCGCTACGCGCGCTGCACCGACGCAGGTCGGGCCGCGATCGCTCAGGACCAAGCATGACGCCCGCGGAGATCATGCGAGCGGCGCGCGTACCCCCGACCGTCCCGCCCCAGGCCTTTGGGCCCTGGACGATCGAGCGCCGCCTGGCGCGCGACAGCATCCTCGGCGACTTCGACCTCGTCGGGGCCGACGACTACACGCTACTGCGTCGCCACACGATGGCCACCCTGCACCTCGAGGGCGGCGAGATCGTGATGGAGGACTCGGTCCGCGAACTGAGCAAGCACCTGCCGATCTGGCTGGCCGCGCGAGGCAGGGTGCTGAAGACAGGGCTTGGCCTTGGCTGCGTTGTTCGCGGCCTGCTGACCAACCCGGCGGTCGAGCACGTCGACGTCGTCGAGATCGATGCACACATCGTCCGAGTGATCGGCGCTGAATTTGCCGGCGACCCGCGCGTAACGATCCACCACGCCGACGCCTTGGAATGGGACTTCGGCGACCGGCGCTGGGACTACGCCTGGCATGACATCTGGACCGAGGGCAACGCGGGCCTGCAGGCGCTGCACATGAAGCTGATCATGCGCTTCTGGGACGCCGTCGGCCGCAACCAAGGCGCCTGGGCCTTTCCGCGCGTCGCACACCGCGCGGCGGCATTCCGCCTGCTCGGCGCACCCAAGACCCGGCGCCAGCGCGCGCCGAGGATGGCCAATCCGGCCGAACCTCAGAGGAGCTAAAAATGGACGTGAAAGACATGGCCCCGGTCAGGACCTGGACTGCCAAGCGATCGGGCGACAGCATGACGATCAACGGGATCCACGGCGGCGATGAAAGCACCGCCGGCAAGCCGTTCGTGCTGCGCGGCATCGCCGAGATCCTGCATCATGATGGCCGCACTGTCGCGGCGGGCAAGGATGGCCAGAACTGGCCTCTGAGCTCGGCCGCGCGCGAGGCCGTGACCGCCTGATGTCCAAGGGCCTGCGCCAGCGCCAGCCCAGCACCCCCGACAGCCGGCCACCCGAGCCGCTGTCGCCGCTGGAGCTCGCCCTGGTGCAGGCCCTTGCCCGAGTCGTGGTCGACCGTCATCTTGCCGCGCAAGCTGAACCCAAGAGGTGATGTCCGTGCGCGCGGTCATCTACGCCAGATACTCGACCAACCTGCAGAACCCGGCGTCGATCGCCGACCAGGTGGCCGCCCTGCGAGAGCTGGCCGAGCGCCTGGGCGTCTCGGTCGTCGAGGTCTTCTCGGACGCCGCGATCGGCGGGAAGGCGACCGGCAACCGCCCCGGTTATCAAGCCATGATGGCGGCCGCGGCGCGTGGGGAATTCGACCTGGTCCTCGCCGAGGCCCTGGACCGCCTTTCGCGCGGCCAAGCCGACATCGCGGTGACCCACGAGGACCTCCTGGACCTGAACGTCCGGATCCACACGATCGCCGAGGGCCTGGTCGACGAGCTGCACGTCGGGCTCAAGGGCACGATGAACGCTCTGGCGCTCCGAGACTCGGCCGCCAAGACCCGGCGGGGTTTGAAGGGCGTGCTGGATTCCGGAAGGTCGATCGTCGCGCCCTACGGCTACGACGTCGTGCGAAAGATCGGCGATGACGGCGAAGTGGTGGTCGGCCTGCGCAAGATCAACGAGATCGAGAAGGCCGTCGTCGTCCGGATCTTCGAGGACTACGTCTCCGGCCTTTCACCCCGCAAGATCGCCTACAACCTCAACGCCGAAGGCGTGCCGTCGTCGCGCGCCCGTAGCTGGGGCATCACCAGCATCAACGGCTCTGGCGTGGGGATCCTGCGCAACGAGATCTATCGCGGCGTGATCGTCTGGGGGCGGCGCGCCAGCCGCAAGGATCGTCGGAGCGGCAAGCGGAAGCTGACGACGGCGCCGGCCGAAAAGGTCATCCGCGTGGCGCGCGAGGATCTCCGCATCATCAGCGACGAGCTCTGGAACCGCGCGGCCGCGCGCCTGGCGGCCCATAGCGCGCCCACGGCGGGCCGCGCCCAGGCCCAGCGCAGGCCCAAGCGGCTGTTGTCCGGGATCGTCGTCTGCGGAACCTGCGACCGGGTCATGACCTCGGCCAAGGGCGAGGTTCGAGACGGGGTGTTCCGGGCGCGCCTGCAGTGTGGCGGCCGGGAGCAACGGGGCCCGGCCACGTGCAGCAACGCCCGCACGCCGTACGCGATCGACATCGAGCGGCGGGTCCTCGCGGCGGTCCGTGACCGGCTGTTGCGGCCCGAGGCCGTCGAGGCCGCCGTTCGGGAGGTTCATCGCCTCATGGCCGAACGCAGCCGCACGGCCGGATCCGATCGCGGCCGTCTCGATCGCGAGTTGGCCGACGCCCGGCGCCAAGCCGGCCGGCTGGTCGACCTGGTCGCCGAGGGCAGCATCGCCGGCACGACCGTGCGCGACAAGCTGCAGGCCCTGGAGGCCCGCGCCGAGGCGATCGAGCGCGAGCTGGCCGGCCTGGTCGACAACGCCAACGTCGTTGCGATCCACCCGGCCGCCGGCGACCATTACCGCCGCCTTGTCCAGGACCTCGCCGACCAGCTCGAGAATGTCGGGTCAGGCAGTGAAGCGTCCGACGCCGCCGCGCGCGAAGCGTTCCGCCAGCTGATCGGCCAGGTTCGCCTCATCCCCGGCGAGAAGCGCGGCGAGTACGAGCTCGAGATCGTCGGCGAGCTGCAGCGCGTCCTGGCCTTCATCACCGGCCGATCGCTGGGCGGCACGTCGGCCGACCAACTGGGCGAATACAGGATTTCAGGATGA